GCGTAGGAACCATTTGTGATGACTCGGTTAACCCAATTCATATAATGGTCCACATCACGCTTGTCGCCGGTGAAGTGAATACGAACCTTCTCCGGCTGCCGAGGGAGCTTCACCTCGCCTTTAGGGGATTCCATTTCTCACCTCGTGTGAATTCGGATTTGAGGAAGTTCTCACGCACGCTGGGGGACTTGGAGCAAACCTCTCTAAATTTGCACCCTCCATAGTTTCCACAAGATGCCTCGTTCATGGGCCAGCTTCCGGAGGTCGCACAGGCTTCCATGGCGGAGGTCCAGACACGAAGGTCGGCGAGCCATTCTTCATTCTGATCAGGGGTTCGGAAAGTAAAACCCCGTGCGAACTCGGAATAACCAACGGATTTTGAATTTGGCCCCTTCACCTCCGCAGCGTCGATGATTACCCCACGCACCGGGGAGCCGATTACGATTTGCCCCGCGATGGAATAAAGGGACATTTGATTGTTCGGTGACCATTGGTCGAAGTAGTAAGCAGTCAACGCTGAGGTTGTGGTTTTTCGGTCCATCACAAAGAGGTTGTCTTGGAAGTTGACTATGCGATCGAGGTGCCCACAGAGGAGGTAGGGTTGGGCTGCTCCCCAATCCAACTCCAACCGGAAGCTAAGCTCACAAGCAGGCTTCCCATTCTCCAACACTACCGTCTCTGCTGGATCTGTTTCACGGGGATATTTATCAAGGTACCAAACGACAGTTCGAAGAAGGGACTCAAATGACTTGGCACGAATCGATGGTTTCGCCTCCGAGACGTCCGGGTAATCCTCACGGTTGTCACAAAGCCACCGGACGACTTGAAAAACAGCTTCTTCATGGTCATGATCTTCAAGTCGAAGGATGTCGTAGTTATGAAGCGCCGCATGGTAGAGGATCCCGAATTTGAGATGCACCGACTCGTCCTTCGACTGCCAGCCCTCGATCATGATGTAGTAGTAGAGCCTCGGGCAGGCTTTGAAATACCCTATACTCGTCGAATCGAGGGCGAATTGGATATCGGTCCCTGGGAGGAACGGAGAGGGGGCGCTGCCTTCTGGTAGTGTGAGTTCGGGGTCCATATAAGATGTTCCTTTTTGTGAAGGTTACGACGTGCTGCACGATAGGTGGTGGAGGGTCGAGGCATTAGAACCTCCTCTTGAGGGGTGCCTTCGGTGGCTGCGCTCCTTTAATCACCTTCATCACATCCGCGAGGGCATCGTCATCGATTGAGCGGGCCTTCTTCCCCCCGGATTCGTAGATCGCACGCTGCCGACGGATATCAGCCACGATGATTTCAATCTCCGGTGGGGAGGGTGGGATGCCCTCGGCGAGGCGGCGCATGACTTCGTTGAGGTCGTTCATTGGCTCTCCTTTAAGCCCCCAGGGGCGGGATGGTTGGGCCTACCCCTGGGGTGTCAGGGTAAACATAACCGCGGATACGGTTGAACAGTCCTTCTACGGAACCAATGGACCTGCCATCATCAGCGAGAGGGAGTCATTCCTTCTCGGACGGCTAAGAAGCCGTTTCGGCACTATTCCGCAGCGTCATCGAGTTCGGAGAGGCTTTCAACGATCATGGAGTCGATCGAGGCGTGCTCAACGTAAACCCACCACGCACCCTCGGTGTCTTCCTTGATTCGCACGACAAGGGGGTCGTAAACCGAGCGACCATAAAGAGGGTCCCCTTCGTCGTAGATCTGAGTATTATCCCTCCGATCCACGGTGCGTGCGTAGTGCAACCTCGAGCGGAAGGTGCACGCCGCAGCGTAGTCGGGGAACTTAATTCGGATTCCCTTGAGGTCATCCTTCGCCCGATCAAGGGCATCGTAGGCATCGCCGTAAGAGAGCCGTGTGGTGGGGGCTGTCATCGAATGTCCCTTGAGTTGATGAGGAAGAGTTCGTTTTTCGCACGGGTCATGATCACATATCGAAGGTTCATCTCCTGTTCCTCCGGGTCGATCATCCATTCATCGAGGAAATAGACCCGATCCCACTCCAGGCCCTTCGCCTTGTGCCCGGTAAGTAGGTCAATGGTGCCCTTTTGGTCAAAGAGATGCTCGATGTAAGCCAGAGCGTGCTTCAACGTCGGCCCATAGTGGGCAAAGACCCGCATACAGTCCGCGATATCCTTGGAGGTTTTGCTCCCGGCCTCCAGCCGCTCCCCTTCCCAGTCCTCTATCGCGGAGAGGGTGGAGTCTTGAGACATGTCCTCCGGTCCCAGCTTTCGCATAATCCCGGCCACTTTTGGCCCCATATCAGAACCATGCACACGAACGCTGCGGCCAGCGCCAAGCAAGCGTAGGGCCAGGCGGAATAGCGGCGCGTTGTTGCGGCAGATAATCGCGGAGTTGTCGAGGATTCCTCCGAGGGTGGGGTTTTTAAGCTCTCCAACAAAGCCTCCAGGTTTGGACCATTTGAAATGCGGAACGCGCCAGTGGACGGAGCGGACTACGGCTTCGGGGCAGCGGAAGGAGACGGAGAGGTCTGATACTGACATGGCAAATCTCTCACGAAGATAATGCATTCCCTCTTGCCGTGCACCGCGAAAGCCGTAAATAGACTGCCAAGGGTCACCAACAGAGATGAGCCGGCCCCTGGCAAGCTTGTCGAGCATCGCATGGTTAACGGGAGAAAGGTCCTGAGCCTCGTCAACCATGACGCATGGAAATCTAGGGAATGTTCCTCCAAACAACGCGGGCATGTATATTTGATCATTATAGTCAATGTACCCTCGGTAGGCGGTTTTGATGGAGAGAATGAGGAGGGCATCGATTAGGTCCTTGGCTAATGGGGAAGGAGGCTCATCGAGAGCAAGGGCCAGAGCATCCCAATCACAAAGGCGATTAGCATTGGGATACTTGCCATCAGGGATATAACCCAAGGCTTTGGCGAGTTCAATTCCTTGTCGTACCATAGATAATTCCATCCACGCATCGGATTGATCCGGTTTGGACCACGCGGAGATGTGCTCACGGAACTGCTCCATGGTTTTCTTTGGGTTGAGGGTTAAGTGGCCTTGGGCGGCTTCCCAAATTCCATGCCCACATCCGTTGAGGGTTTTGATCTTGGTTGTGGAGGAGAACTCCCCGGAGTTGATGGCTTCGTCAGCGTTGCGTTTGTTGAATACAAGGTAGAGGATATTGGATTTGCGGCCAAGGACGCCATCGATCATCTTGAGCGTGGCGGTTTTGCCGGTACCCGCAAGGGCGTTGATTTGAAGGTTGCCCTCAGCGCGAGCGGCATCGAGGATAGCAACCTGCTCATCGGTGGGGGCTAGACGTGTGGATGGGGAGAGCATCACACCCGTCTCCCATATGGGCTTTCCTTAACAGCTTCCCGCAATTCTTGAACTGTTGCATCTTCAGGACAGTTTTGTAAAAAGCGAAAGATTAGATGCGCAACCGCTTTCTCTCTAACTTTCGATGTTGTTGATGGAGGATTAAGTTTCAACCCTCGATCATCATCGCTAGCGGCGGTAGTCTCAATGATTTCATTAATGTTGATTTCGGGCATCAAAACCTCCTCTTGATTGGCTCACGTTGGACCTTCAGCCCAAGGGCAACGAGGTCGATCTTATCTACAGGGGTGCCCTTGTTATCCTCAAGGAGGCCAAGGGTATGGGAATAGACTCGGCCCATCGCGGGGCGCTCAATGGCAGTTAGGATTGCCTCGCATGGACTCTCCGCCGTGGCGGTGTGGGCAAAGCCCTCATCGTCGATCATACAAACGTACCAATCCCCTGGGGCAAGTTGGCAGAGTGAGCCAACCAGCCAGCCGGTGGAATTCAGGGAGAGGATGAGGGTTTCGAGGGTCATCGAGTTACCATATTGTCAATACGCGTCTGGATTAACGCCTCTGCCGCCTTTTCCAGCACCGCGATAACCTCTTGCTCGGTCCTGCCGGGGGTGTCATTCCACTCCGCCAGATTCTCTTTGATCAAGGCATAGACTGCATATGCCGCATTCGTGTAGTCCGGTTCCTCGGCATTACGGTAGAGCGCACCGGACAGGCAGACCCGTCCCTGGCGGTCGCGTGTTACGTGTTGGCACCAGCCGTGATCGCGGATGTATTGCGCAGCGTTCAGCAGGACCTTTTGGTGCGGTTTCAGGTCCCATTTAGGGTCGTGGAGCATCATCTCATCCTCCAATTGGACGGCCTAGCCTCCCAATAGGCTAGGCCGTCGTTACAATTACGCGGTTTTGCGTTTACGCCGTGCGAGCGCAACGATGCCGGCGAGGCCTGATGCAAGCAATGGTAGGGTTGCCGGTAGGGGCGTGACCACACTAGCATTGAGGTTGGCGAACTCAAAGGCGTTGAGTGGGGAGGTCATCCTCACCGAGGAGAACGTTGCCCCCGATACCGAGAAGTCCACCAGGTCATGGCCAAACGTTTGAATAGCGAGGTCGGTGCCGATGACATCGCCCAGGTCGACACCTGACCCATTCAGACCAGTGAAGAACGATAGCGTGTTATAGGCGTCCGGAGACCCCCATAGGATGGTCAGTTCATTTGAAGGGTCGAAATTGAAGATCGCATATCCGCCAGCCTGAATCGACGTGTATGGCAAACTGGCCCACGCTCCCAATCCATATCCGCCGTCGCTCAGAAGGACAGCGCCGCCTCCTGGGTTTGCGTTCTCGAAAGGCGATCGGTTCACGCCCGGAACCTGACCAGTTAAAATGCTGGTGCTTGTGCTAGAGGTTGGACTTGGATTGGAACTCGACGCAGGCAATGTTGTAGGTGTGTAGTCTGCGGTATTTTCCACGAACGTGATGGCCGCAGCGGTGGCCTGCTGTACGAGGAACACGGAAGCTGTAGTGAGTAGCAAAAACTTTCTCATTTGGTTTCCTTTCGCGAATGTGTCGGTTATACTTTGGTCTTCCCAAGCCGTTTAGCATTCAGGCATGTCAATCTCCTTTTTCCTGTTCCGATTTAGCTCGGCATACAGACGTTGGTAAAAATCAGCCCGTGCTCCGCGGCCTGTCTCCTCGGATTTTGGCCTCGTTTGTGTTTGCCTTGCTAGGCCGGAATTGGCGTGGGAGGCTATGAAAAATATAACCCCTAACGCCAGGGCGCTGACCACGAGAAATTCTATCATTGTCGAAGGTTCCTTACTGAGGCAGTTGCGAGTTTGGTGACGTTGATTTGGGTTAGCTTCAGCATCTCCCCGATGGCGAGGAAGCCCTGCCCACGGATGGGCTGGTCGTTGGATTTGTTGAGATGGCCGATCATATAGGCAGCCTCCTCAGCCATGCGGAGGTGTTCAAGAAGCTGGGCGAAGGTATCGGCCTCGGAGATAGCTCCGCCGATGGTTTCATAAGGGAGTCGGTTGGTCATGAGTCCACCTTCGTGATACGTACGGAGACGACAAAGGAAGCATTGTAACGTGCGATTATATTTCCATTGTTAATAAGATCCAGAAACGAACCATTCCAAGCCCAGGTGGTGTCCAAAGGATAGTTGTCCTCGTATAGTTCATCATCTATGCACAGCGTCACGCACAGTTGTTTGGTCATAGGATTCCCTTCCTGCGTAAGATTTCCAGGGCCTTGGATTTCGACTCAGCCGACACCTCCGGCTTGACCCGTTTGGGCTCCATAGGGAAGGTTGCCCGCGAGCGGCCGTTGGTGGGTTGGTTACGGGATTCGCGATCAAGGAGTTTGAGGACCTTGGACAAGGCACCTTCGGTTTTATCAAACTTCGTGATAAGGCCGCTGGCCAGTTCAACGTAAATCGCCCCTCGATCGTGCCAGATCCGGCAGGAGTAGGATGGGGAGTTTGCGAAGGTTGGGACTACCATGGTGTGAGCCTTTGTTCCATGAGGAGATCGACTTCCTTGCGCAGCTTGGCGATTTCGAGGAGGGCTTCTTCGAATTTACGGAACATTTCCTCGGCGTGCCGGCGCTCAGCCTGCCGCGCTGCGACCCAGGTGCGTGTTATGTCCCAGTCATCGAAGGTCATGATCCGCTCTCCAATCGCTGGGCGAGTTCCTTTGCGAAGGTTGTTAAGGAAAAGGTCACGGGGTAATCGTGATCAAGCTCAATGAGCGTATCGCCGCTATCAACATTGCAGATGATGGTAAAGTTATTCTCCCGGAGGATGGAAATTATTTCAGCTTCAAGCTTGCGCCAAGTTGTCATGATAAGTCTCTCAATGTAGTGATAATATCCTGATCCCACACAACTTCACCAGCGGCGTTGTAGAGTGAAAAGAGCCCCTTAGTGATATCGACTGACAAGTCTCCTGGTGGAATATTCACGCGTGGGTCAGGGATGAAACCATAAAGCACAAAATCCAGTTCCCCATTATCATCCCAACCCGTTGCAGTTCCTATCCTTCGGCCGACAAGTGTCCATGTTCCTATCATCCGGCCGAGGAGTGTCCATTCAGTTCTTCCAGTCATGCTGTCCTCCATTCTAGGTACCATTATACCTGATAACGCGGGGAAAGTCAAGAACAATCCCTTACCTAGTCCGGCTGATATGGCCTAGTCGGGATGGATGGGTTGTGTCATCACGCCATCCCCTCGTTGCGTAGGAGGATGGCGCGGATGTCCTTCATGGTTTCCAGGATCGCCCGCAGCAAGCGGTCCCCCTCGGTTTCGTGGTCTGGGGGAGATGGTGGGAGGAAGATGATGGGCTTGCGCGCCTTGCGTGGCTTAGACATTGTAACCTCCATTGTGCTTGGTGGAAAAGGGGAGGGATTTGCGCCCTCCCCTGGGGATTAAATAGCTCGCCATTGTTCTGTTGAAAAGTAAGTGTCCCCACGAGGATATGTTGCGAGAACTAAAGCCCCGTTGGGTAATCTAATCCATACCCAACGTGATCGGCCAGTGGAAGCATTGGCGTTGCCAATGCGAGAGCTAAGTACAAACTCTACAGCCTCTCGTGGAGCATATTGTTGCCAGTGCCCTTTAGCATTTGAAGCGCCTTCTTCGTAAACAACCCACTGAGGTTCAGTCATTGTGTCCTCCACAATGAAAATGGGGAGGGATTGCTCCCTCCCCTGATTGCATCAGGCTGCGATGGCGACCTTGACTGAATTCAACTTCGATTGAACATCATTGGCGGTATTGAACCAATGATCCCTTGCTTCCGACATATTCCGAAGGGCATCCTCCAGTTCCATGATTTTGAGTTGTGCGTCGTCACGCTCCCTCTTGGTGGTATCAAGGGTCTGAGCCGTGGCGATGAACTGATTGTGCCAGTTATCGCTTGTGCCAACAGCGATGCTGTGCAGATTGGCCGTTGTGGCATGATTACTGCGCTCCGTATCGAGGTCGGCTCGGAGTTGGGCGTTCTCATCCTGAAGGGCCTGACGCTCAGTGCGAAGCCGCTGGACTTCCTCATCCAACCTCGCAGTGGTCTCACGATAGACCTCGACATCGTGCTTGAGCTGCTCGACCACAGTGCGAAGCTCCTCCACCTCCTTCGCAAGGGTGGATGCCTGGATCACGCTGTCCGCAAGACCCTGGAAGAACTTGGACACGGAGGTGGCGTCGTCGGCGTTGAAAGACATGGAAGGGGACTCCTGGGTTGTGGTAGGAATGGTTTCCTGGGTGGTAGGAATGATAGTGGTGGCTGGACGGATGGTGATGCCAACGAGATTTCCGTCGGTATCAAGCTGTCCAGAGACGAAATGCTTGCCCTTGGCACAAGGGAAGTACAACTCCCCATGGTATTCATCGTATTCGAGCGTAACCGGCCCACTTGCGCAGTCAAAGCCATGAAGATCAACGATATCACCGACTTTTAGATCGCTGATCTTGGCCCATTCGGGATGATCCCCATAATCATCCACTCTAAGTTCCGAATGTATATACATAATAGTTCTCCTTACGTTGCCCTACTACAGGGAATGGGCAGTTTAGCGTCATACCCAGGACATTCCCAGATCAGCAGCTAGCTTTAGAAGTGCTAGATCGTGCTAGAAGGAATGCAACCGGTCGCAAGATTAAGTGGTCATGACTCCACTTAACGATTAGTGCGCTGTGGCTTGGGCAGGCTTGCCCTTGCCTTTAGCAACCTTCACAGCCGCTGCAACGTCCTCCGCAGTGGCAGTGTCCTTCTTTTTCCTCGTTGGCGCAACCTTAGGCTTGGCGGTCTCCGCGGAGGCAATAAGATCAGCCAACGCAGTGCCTTCCTTTGGCTTCGCAATGATGCTCTCACGAGCCTTCATCTTCGCGACATTCTCTCGCGCCTTGACGAGATAGGAATCATCCTCGGCGATAAGCTCGTCCGCCGCGGCTGTAATCACACTGGACTTGATGCCGGTGATCTTCTTTCCCGCCTCACGGAAGGCAGCCTTCACTGCTTCCCGCGCCAAGCGCCGGGCCTCGGTAGTCACCTCTCGGCCTTCCTTGGCCGCCGCCTTGCGTTTCTTAAGGTTGCCCTCGACAAGGTTCTTCAGGTTTTCCTCGCCCTTCGCGAGAGCAGCGGACTGTGCTTCGGCGAGTTCATCGCCATCAAGATCCTTCACCGTGATCTTGCTCATGTTCTTATTCAGGAGGGTTTTAAGGCCTTCCTGAAAAATCGCTGCGTAGATTTCATCCGAGAACGCCTCGGTGTCCACGCTTATATTCTTCTTCGCTTTGGTGATAGCAACTGCTATCATAGGCATATTGGTGGCTCCTATTGGTTGGGCCAAAGGCATCCTAGGACTCTTTCATACTCCCTCCTATTGCTGCCGAAGGCTGTGCTAGGGATTGCACGATCTAAGCCCCCGTAAGGGCTTAGGGCTTGCAATCACTGTGGTACAACGGTAAGAATGATGGAACTAGGACCGTGTGTGGTGCTTTCAAGACAATGCACTGTAGCATTATCCACAATCGCACCCAGTCCGTCTATCAGTTCAGCATGTGTTGCATACTCTCGCGCTGTCATTTCAAAGTCTGTGCCGTTAGCTTGATTGACTGTGATGTATACTGCATACATGGCTTTCGGTCCCTGGGGATTGCACGATCAAGGGGAGGGATAAGCTCCCCTTGGGCTTGCAATCAAGCAACAGTTGCTCCTGATACAGGCTTTGTACGTGGGAGAGCTTTTATTGCGTCCTCAATATCCACAATACTCACACCCCGTTTCAGTGCATCACCAACGACTATTAAAGTCGTGGCCATTCTATAGGCTGAAGGCGATGTAGTCATTTCTTGTACCATAAGAACTTTAGGCTTAGTCATGTTGTCCTCCGTTCAACGTATGATAGCTTGCACAACGTTATTGACCCGTATCGCATAGGCAATCCATCGCTTCGCAAGGGGCATATCCTGCCACACCACCGCAATATGGTTCGCCTTATCATAACAAATCTCCCGGATCATTTCAAGCACGCTCCCAAGCCCTTGGCTATCAATCATCCGTTCGAGTTGTTCCGAGGGTGTCCAAGAGATCGGGGTAGAGGTGATAGGTATCGTCCGCACTCCCGGCAATATTGCTTCCGCTTTGGTCATCTTCCCATCCTTCGCTTTGCCTGTTCAATCCACTTGGGATCACTACGTATCATTTCCGCTGCCTGAATACGCAATACCCGCCGTGTTGTATGGATAGTCAACCCACGCTCGGACTTAATCCAATCCATCGCAAGCTGCATGGCTAATTCCCATACACGCACATCGCTAAGGTTTTGGATTTCCATTTACTGTTCCCCGATTTCAACTCACAGTATATCAAACTTCACCACCATTTGCAACAACAATCGCACCACGCACCGTACATAACCATCGCCCAGACCGTTGATGCACCTCGCGAAATGTCCGCCCTGATGTCATCAGAATATAACGATCCTACTCTCATCCTACCCTCATGTGACCCTCATAGTCTAGTCCGAGCTGTTTGGGCACCTATCTCGAATTTCGCGGAGTGGGCGGGTCTTACTGTTCTTAATTTTTTTTTTTTTTTTTTATCATAAGGAACACTATCCCAAGGTTTCAATAAAATCTGCGGGAGAGGGCCACTTCAGCCCGACTAGACTATGAGGGTAGCATCAGGGTAGGATGAGAGTAAGATATTTATTTTCTGATGACACCAGATAGGTCCGACCTGCTCGCCGCCGTCGTTGCTACAAGGCCCTCCATTCCGCCAGCCGCGACCCGTAGTGCGCTGGCCACCTCGCCCCGCTACCCACCTAGCGGCCTGATCTAAAACGCGCCAGCGACCTCGCCAAGGCGTTTTAGATCAAACCGTGAACACACAGAACGCAAGAAAACGGGCACACTCTGCCCGTTGACTTGCCATGATGTATTGGCTCTAGCGTAACTTTGTCGAGCCATCCCATAGTTCTGGGCGATAGCCTTTATCGAATAGGGCTTCGAATATCATTATCGCCGCGTTCCACGTTTCGACCCTGCAATAGTGCATCCGGCCATAGTGCAGCCATTGGATTGAATATTGCTTATCCATATCGATACCTCAACCATTGATACCGATGCAACGCTCGCCACACTTGGCCCAAGGCCCTTCGCCGTGACTTACGACGCATGGCCGCCGCTCACCTGCGCCGCGATGAAGTCTGCCAAGCTGCCCTTGCTCTGCTTCGTCTTGGCCGGCTTACGATCATCCTCCACCAACGCCGCACTAAGCTTGCCAAACCGATAACCAAAGACCATCCGCTTGCCCTGCGGAATATCCAAGCTCGCAACGGCCGTTGCCTCGAACGCCTCTCTAAGCGCCGCTGCCTTGCGCTGCGCGGCCTTGTACTCGCCATACGCTTTCTGCGCCTCAACATCCAGCGTCTCGACATCGATGTCCATCCAATTCGCATCGCTCATGTGTATCGCTCCAATGATCGGAACAGGGATTGCCCGATCGACGAGCCGATCATAGCCCAGACAAACCGTGAACGCCGTGCTCATTTCGCCAGGCAGCCATGCGCCCACCGCATGGCGTTCGCGGAACGTTACATGAACGAACCCACGCGAGAGCCACCCCCACCCCCAAAAATCGACCCTCGTCGCCAGGCCACTACCCCTCCGCGCAAAAATATTAAAATTTACTTTTCGGGCCTCCCTTTTTGCTTGACTTCGGAGGATTGGGGGTGCATAATGATGGGAGAATTGAAACAGGTGCGCGGGAAGATGTATATTGAGATGTATGGCAAGCGGAGCCGAGGGAGCCAGCCGCATTCGTTGCGCCAGCTAGTCGCGGAGGACGAAGTCGTCGCCAAGCGCGGAAAGCCGAGCCTTCCCAAGTTGAAATTCATGGAGGGGCTGGGCCCCGAGGATCCGAGATATGACGCGGACGCGCGGGCGGCCTAAGGGGGGATATATCCCCGATGAAGATCGGCGCCCAGCCTTGCAGCGCATCAAGGAGCGTCATCGGCTGCTCGCGAAGTACATCGCTGCGGGGTTGACGCGGAATGAGATCGCGGCCAGGCTCGATTACACCCCCGAGCGGGTGGGGCAGCTTTCCCTCGACCCAGCGATGCAGAATCTCGTAGCCCAGTTCCGTAATCACGACCACGTGCGTGAGATGGCTGGGTTCGATGAGATCGCGCTCCTACGCAGCGTCTCGGTGCAGAACGCTCTGCGCTCCGCCATGGCGATGCAGGACACTCTCAACTACTACGAAGACGCCGATGAGCGCATGCCTGTCCGTGAGAGCGCCAAGATCTTCGAGCTCTCCGCAGACCGCGTCGGCTTCGGGAAGCACGCAACCAACATCAACGTGAATGTTGATTTCGCAGCGCAGCTGGATCAAGCGATCGACCGATCTCGCAGCGCAAAGCTCGTCTCCGGGAAGTTGTCCTCCCCCGATCCTTCCCGTGAGGGAGGGGCTGGTGCCGCCCATACACCTCCACCAGCCCCTCAACTTTCGGCGCCGCAGGAAGGGGAGGAGCCTCGTGGGGAGGTTCTTCCCCGACCTGCTGTGAGGGCGCGCAGCGTCCAAGAAGATCGGCCTGCCCCCTTGCTTTTTCCCCGGAGGTTCTAGGCGTGGACGCCAACTTTGATCCACGTCTCATTGCCTGGCTGGCTTCGGTCTCCGAGGATCCATTTGCGTTCGTTATGGGTGCGTTTCCCTGGGGGCAGCCTGGGCGCCTCGCGGACGAGATCGGCCCCGAGGAATGGCAGAAAGCCCTCCTCGGCCGCATTCGTGATGGCCTCATCACTGCCGAGGCTGCGATTCAGGAGGCCACTGCCTCCGGCCATGGAGTTGGAAAATCCTGCTGCGTTGCCTGGATAATCCTCTGGGCTATCTCCACCATGACCGACACCAAGGGCGTGATCACCGCCAACACCGAGACCCAGTTGAAAACCAAAACCTGGGCGGAGCTCGGCAAGTGGTACCACCTTTTCATCGCGAAGGACCTGTTCAAGCTCACCGCCACCTCCCTCTTCCACCCCGAGCGGGAGCGCACCTGGCGCATCGACATGGTCCCTTGGTCCGAGCGCAATACCGAGGCCTTTGCAGGATTGCACAATAAAGGCAAACGAATCCTCCTCATCTTCGATGAAGCCTCCGCCATCCCCAACGTAATCTGGGAAACCTCCGAAGGCGCGCTCACCGATGAGGACACGCAGATAATCTGGCTGGTCTTTGGCAACCCAACCCGCAACGTGGGCCGGTTCAAAGACTGCTTCCCGGGCGGTGCCTTCTCCGCCTACTGGCACTCCACCGAGATCGACTCGCGCACCGTTCGCTTCACCAACAAAACCCAAATCGCAAAGTGGATCACCGCCTATGGCGAAGACTCCGACTTCTGCCGCATCCGCATTTACGGCCAGTTCCCGCGCGTTGGCGAGATGGAGTTCTTCTCTGCTGAAGATGTCCAGGCAGCTGCTCTTCGCGATGCTGTTTCTGGTATATCTGATCCCCTTGCTCTTGGGGTTGATGTTGCACGCTATGGGAAGAATTCTTCTGTCATCTACCCACGCAAGGGAAGGGATGCTCGGACTTATGATCGGCAGCGGTACCAAGGACTGAGCACGGTTCAACTCTCCGATCGGATTTTCGAGGCCAACTTCACCTACCACGCGGATGGGATCTTCATCGATGGTGGTGGCGTGGGCGGGGGCGTCGTAGACCAAATCCGTGCGAAAGCCCTCCATTGCTACGAAGTCCAGTTCGGTGCGAAGGACGATACCCCGCACCACACCTGGGGCAGCCAAGGCGAGCGCTACGCAAACAAGCGCTCCGGAATGTACGGCGCAGCACGCGCGTGGCTCAAAACCGGTTGCATCCCCAACGACCCCGATCTCCTCCGCCAATTTAGCTCCATCAAATACATCATCAACAAGCGCGATGAAATCCAGCTGATCTCCAAAGAGGACATGCTGAAGCTCGAGCCCGATCTCGAGCTCGACGACATCGACGCCTTCGTCACCACCTTCGCGCACGCGCTGGCGCCGCATGAATTTGCCGGTGGCGAGCACGCTCGCAAGCCCCTCGTTGAGCACGAATACGACCCCTATCGCACCTTCGAACTGGAGGACGCATGATCGCTCAGTGGAAGAACGACTGTTGCGAAGCCTGGACTCTCGACGACGGAACCTTGGTTGTTAGGATTCGGGTTCTGGATAACCGAGAAGAGGCTGGGTTTTATTATGAAGTCAACACCCTGCCTCCGATTAAGGCTGAAGCCGCATGAGCCTCTCCGCCCCCACTCCCACGCCTCCGGCACCGGTGCTGCCCGCAGCCACCCCTGCGGCCCCACCTGCCTTCGGTGCGCAGTCGGCCCCTGGGCAAAAGCCAAAAGCCAAAGCCAGCCAACCAACATTCTTGGGGGCCCAGCTTTCCTCCAATCCCTCCAACACGGGTCAGAAAACCCTCCTCGGCCAGTGATGCCCGTAGTCCCGATCACCAAGAACCAGCCCTCCGCTCCCGCTCAGCCTATGCCCTCTGAGCCAGCGCTCCTGATGGCCCTCGCCGAGATGCACCGTCAGGGCCGATTTGAAAAGCCCCCCGCAAAGGAACCCACGTAGTGCAATACGGCTCCGCTGCAGCCACCTCTACCTATCCCAACCTCTCCCCCGAGGCACGGGCAAAGGTGCGCCGCGCGACCAACCGTCTTGCCCCGGGCCCAGCTTCCGATCCCGACCTCGCCTTCCGTCGAGCCTCAGAGAGTAGGCTTATAGGTCTGCGGGTGAACCGCTACTCTTGGTGGGTACACTGGCGCGAGCTCGCTGACTACGAACTCCCTCGTCGCTATAAATGGCTGATCACCCCAAATCAGATGGCTCGAGGCTCTCCGATCAATGCCCATATTCTGGACTCAACTGGCTCCATGGCAGCACGGAACTTATCTGCTGGGATGATGATGGGGTGCAGCGATCCTACCAAGAGGTGGTTTCGATACAAACTAGGCAGACTGGATTCTACACAAACCTCACCGGTGTCCTTATGGCTCGCTGAGGTCGAACGCATCATCGGCTTGGTCCTCGCTGAATCCAACTTCTATGACGCCCTCGCCATCTTCTACTTCGACCTCGTCGTCTTTGGCACAGCCTCGATGCTCATCTACGAGGACTTCGACAATGTCATCCGATGCGTCAATCCTTGCCTGGGCGAGTATTATGTTGATAACGATGGTCAACTTCGCCCTTGCGTCTTTGCTCGGGAGTTTACTTACACTGTTTCGCAGGCTGCGGAAGAATTCGGGGTGGAGAACCTTTCCCCGTCGACAGCCTCCCTCTGGGCTCAAGGCGGCACCTCCCTAACTCGCGAACTGGTCATCGCCCATATGGTCGAGCCCAACATCGACGGAAGGACATACGGTGTCCCAGAATCCTTCGCCTATCGAGAATGCTATTGGGAGTGGGGTGGCTCTGCATCTCCTCAAGGAGGCTCATCATACAGCCCGGGTCTACTCCGCAAGCGAGGTTTTCATGAGTCGCCCGCCATCGTCACGCGATGGGATCTCGTATCTAATGATGCGTACGGTCGATCCCCTGGTATGGACGCTCTACCCGATATCAAACAGCTGCAACTAGAAACCAAGCGGCTCTCGCAGGGCATTGACAAAATGGTCAACCCTCCGATGATCGCGGATGTCCAACTGAAAAACCAACCCGCCTCCCTGCTCCCTGGCGGCGTGACCTACGTCTCAGGCATGATCGCCCAGGGCAAAACTGGCTTCGCTCCGGTCTACACCGTCGATCCCAAGGTCAACGAAATGCGGGAGCAGCTTGGGGAAGTCCGGGCTCGCATCGGGAGCACCTTCTACAATGACCTCTTCAAAGTCATCTCCCAGTTCGAAACGCGCTCGAACGTTACCGCTACCGAAATCGACGCTCGCCGGGCCGAAGCAATGCTCATGCTCGGTCCAGTGCTTGAGCGACTCAATCATGAGGGATTTGCCAAGATACACGATCGGGTCTTCGGCATTGCGTCGCGTGCAGGCATCTTGCCGCCAGCGCCAGCAGAGGCTCAAGGCAAACACCTCACCATCGAATTCACCTCCATGATCGAGTTGGCCCAAAATGCGAATCAAGCCTCTGGGATTGAGCGTCTATTCAACATGGTGGGAGCGCTCGCCGGGATTGACCCCGCAGCTGTCGATAACGTTGACATTGACTATGGACTCGATAAGGTATCGCACCTATACAATAACGATCCCAAGCTTATTCGTTCGCCTGCTCAGCTGGCTGCGATCCGCCAGCAACGCGCAGCGCAAGCCCAGCAAGCCCAACAGGCCGCCCAAGCCGACACCGCACAGAAACTAGCCGCAGGTGCAAAGACCCTCTCCGAAGCCCAGCCCGGTTCCGGCTCTCTCCTCACCAAACTAACCGGTGCGGCATGAAACAGTTCGAATACAGAAATGAACTAGTCGAGGGCCTCGGTTACAGCACAGACGAGGAAGCCACCGTCGCCCTCAACCGCTTTGGCAAAGATGGCTGGAAAGTGTTTCAAATGTTCGTCGCTGGTGCCAATGCCCGAGTCTGGATGCTCAGGGAGATCGTCGACACATGAAAACACTCCTCGTCCTCCTATTGATCGCTGGCTCCTATCCCGATTCCCAACTCAAGAGCTGGTTTGACTCACTTAGAAGTGAAAAGGGTCCTTGCTGCTCCTTCGCTGATGGACGCACCGTTGCAACCGACGATTGGGGAATCAAAGGCGCTCACTATTGGGTAATCGTTGACGGACAAAAAATAGTCGTTCCCGACGACGCACTTATCTCCGCTTCCAATCGTCTTGGCCAGGCTATCGTTTGGCCTTACGAATATGAGGGACAGCTTGCCATCCGCTGTTTTATCCCCGGAGCCGAGACGTGAATGACCCCTACAACGCAGCCGACCTCCGAGCCCTTCGTCGTGCGACCCGCGCTGCTAAGCACGCTGAAGCAGAGCGTCGCGTTGTTATTTTTAACCTCATGGCTTCTCCTGGTGGCCGGAATTGGGTACACTCTATCCTTGCCGACTGCGCCATATTCTCCACAACCTTCACGGGTGAAGCGCTCTCTGGTGCGTTTAATGAAGGCAAGCGAAGTGTGGGTCTGCAACTTCTTACTGACGTGGTGCGATGGGCCCCCGATCAATACATCCAAATGATGCGTGAGCAAACCGATAAGGAACAAGCAAATGCCCGACGAGACGACAGTGGACACAGCGGGAGTGACGCGAACGGCGGAGGGTCAGATCTCGGACGGCCAGACGACGCAGACGGATCAGTCACCTTCGAGTACGACCCCGGAGACGACGGAGTCGGGGAAGACACTACTCACTGAGGACAAGTCCCCTGAGAAGGCGGAGGTCAAGGCAGTCGAAGGCGCGCCAGAAAAGTACTCCGACTACAAACTCCCCGACGGCGTTACCCTCTCGCCCGAGGTCAAAACCGAAGCCGACAACCTCTTCAAAGGCCTGGGCCTTTCTCAAGACGCTGCTCAGTCCCTTGTCGATTTCTATGGCAAGCAAATTTCCGAACTCTCCTCCGCCCCAGCCAAGGCCTATCAAGAAATGACCGACGGCTGGCGCAAGGATTCCGAATCGCACCCCGACCTGCGTGGCAAGCTCGGCCCGGGTCAGGAGATCAACGTTCGCATATCCAAGGCCCTTGATGGCCTTGGCGATCCGAAGCTGGCCTCAGACTTCAAAGCAGCCATGGACCTAACCGGAGTCGGCAACCACCCTGCCTTCATCCGCGTTATCTCCCGGCTCGCCGAGAAGGTAACTGAGGGCACGCACGTTGCAGGTAATGGTCCGTCTAAGGAGGGTCAATCCCAGTCCGGACGTACGGCGCCACCATCCGCAGCCGCTGCCATGTGGCCAACGCTCCCTTCCTCAACCAGGCAATAGGAAACCATAACTCATGGCTACCATCGGCAACGTCGCGCTGACGTACGCAGACTGGGCCAAGCGGCTTGATGACGGGTACAAGGTCGCCCGTATTATCGAGCTCCTTTCCCAGACGAACGAAATCCTCGAGGACATGATGGTCGTCGAGGGGAACCTCCCAACCGGGCACAAGACCACCGTCCGAACCGGCCTGCCCCAGGCCACTTGGCGCCTGCTCAATCAAGGTGTGCCGAATGCAAAAAGCACCACGGCTCAGATTGTGGATACGTGCGGTAATCTTGAGACGTATTCGGTTATTGACAAGGACATCGCTGATCTCAACGGCAACACCGCCGAGTTCAGACTCTCCGAAGTCAAGGCCTTCCTCGAAGGCATGTCCCAGCAGATCGCCGCGACAATGATCTACGGGAACCAGTTCGTGAACCCAGAGCGGTTCACCGGGCTGTCCCCTCGATACTCCACGAAGACCACCGCCAGTTCTCAAACCGCTAACAACGTCCTCGATGGCGGCGGCGCAGCCTCGACCAACACTTCGATCTGGCTCAAGGTCTGGGGCGACGACACTGCCCACGCAACCTTCCCTAAGGGCAAGATCACCGGCCTTCAGCACCGCGACATGGGTGAGTGGCCGGTAACCGATGCCTCGGGCAACACCTACCAAGCCTATCGCGATCACTTTAAGTGGGAGATCGGTTATGTCCTCCGCGACTGGCGTTATATCGTCCGGATCGCGAACATTGACATCACCCAACTCACCGGCGTGTCCGCGGCTAACCTCATCAACCTCTTGGTCCGGGCCATCTACAAACTCCCGACCCAGCCCGTCTCAGCCGGCACCATCCAGACCTCCGACACTCCTGAGGTCCGTGCGAACATGGGCCGCTCCGTCATCTACTGCAACCGTGTCATCCGAACCTACCTCGATCTTCAGGCGATGAACAAAACCAACGTCCTCCTCCGCATCGAGGAGTTCGATGGCAAACCCGTCACCACCTTCCGCGGCATCCCGGTGCGAACCTGTGACGCCATCCTCAACAACGAAGCAGCGCTCACTTAAGGGAGGCATGCACCATGATCCTCGACGCACTCCTCGCCTTCGACACCGGGTCTCTCATCACGGCGTCAGGCACTACCCAAGACTCCGCAAACATCATCGACCTTGGCAACCTTGGTTTGCCAACCACCTCCGCGACTATCCTTGGCGTAGGCCAAGCTCGCGATATCGGCATCGGTGACGATCCAGCCCTCAAGCTCCTGGTCCAAGTCATCACCGCTGCCTCCACCGGCACCTCGATGACCGTAACCCTCGAGGGCGCAATCGACACTGCCGCTGGCGTCCCATCCACCTTCTCCGTCTGGTGGGTCTCTCCAGCCTACACCACCGCCCAGCTTGTCGTTGGCGCCCGCTTGATGGATATGGACATGCCTCGTCCACCCGCTGGCGTGGCTGTCCCGCGCTTCCTCAAGTTGGTCTACACCACCGTCTCCACCTGCAACCCAACCATCGCAGCCTACATCGTCCTCGACCGCCATGATCAAATGTACCAATCCACCAAGAACGCGGTCCTCGGCGGCTACCCTGCTGGCATCACGGTGGCGAACTAACATGAAGAAACTCCTCCTTGCCCTTGTTGCTTCCCTCGCGTTTGCGGGGGCGGCCCAAGCTCAGGTCTCCTGCGTTGGCGTTGGTGGCGTTAACAACGTCCCCCAAGTCGGCGTCACCTGTACCCAGGAACCCTCCGTCGCAACCTATGCCGCCACTGGCGTAGGTATCATTCCTGCTGCTTCCGCAACCGACATCGCTTGCATCGCAGGCTCTGCTACCCGCGTGATCCGTGTCCAATCGGTTCGTGTCAGCGGTAGTGGCACAGCTATCTCCGTCCCTGTGCTGATCAAGAAGAACGCCTCCGCCGATACCGGTGGCACTCCTGGTACTGGTGTCGTCCTCCCTGTAGCCTACGCTTTGGACAGTACCAACCCAACCTCCACCGCAACCCTCGTCTCCTACACAGCCAACCCTACCATTCCTGACTCTGCCCCTGGCATTATCAGCAGTGCCAACCTTGGCTTGGTCGCAACCACCGTCGGTGCGGCGGTAACCCCCTACGTCCTGTTCGACTACGCCGAGCGGACTTTCTCCGAAGCCCCAACTCTACGAGGCGCAGCGCAGCAAATCTGCGTGAACCTCAACGCCACTTCACCCACCGCTCTTCTCAACGTAACATTCCGCTGGACGGAGGCACCACAATGAAAAAGCTCCTACTCCCCTCGGCTGTGATCCTGGCCCTTGGCCTGGCTTTAGCCTTTGCTCAGAACATCAACAAAGCAGTCCAACTCTCTCAGGACCCAACCGGTCTTATCGGCTACGATACCTCTAACAATATCTACCTCCCTAACCACCTCCTTACCACAACCCGAGGTGGCCCACCTCCGACGGTGGCAGCAGCCAATTGCGGTACGACCTCTCCATCTGTTGTCGGCACCGACTTCGCTGGGGTCATCACCGTCGGCACTTCCGCCACCACCTCCTGCGTGCTCACCTTCGGCACGCCCTTTGTCACCGCTCCGGTCTGTCTCCTGACCCCGAAGTCCGCAATCCTTGCGGCCCTCTCCTATGCCACTGCCACTACTACCCTAACCATCACCCAAACCTCGACCGCTAACAATACCATCGCCTATATGTGCGTTAGCTCGTCGTAGGAGACCCCGATGCGAAACCTTGGACTGGCGCTTTTCCTCGCTGCTCTCCTGGGCATAGCGCCAGCCCAGGCTCAAATCGTCACTACCGCCCCATTCCCGCAGGGAGGCCAACCCAATAACCTCGTTGCCTCGGCAACTGGCACCACTGGTTCCTTCACCGCAACCCTCACCGGCGTTGCAGGCAAGTGGACCTATCTCTGTGGCTTCGTCGTTACTTCCGCAGGCACCACCTCTGCTACCCTCGGCAACATTGCAATCACCGGCACCCTCGCTACCATGAACTATGAATACGCCTTTGTCTCCTCTGGCCAGGGCATTCTCGGCGTCGCCTTCCCGGGTTGCATCTCTTCCTCCGCAGTCAACACCTCCATCGTTGTAACCCTCCCTGCTGGGGGCGCTGGCACTGTCGCCGCGATAACCGCATGGGGGTATACAAATTGACCCGCCTATTCACCCACCTAACCGCTCTTCTTTTGATCTTCTCTGTATCCGCCTCGGCGCAACTCCTTCGCGGAGTCACCGACTCCCTCTCTGGCGGAGGCACCCCTGTTGGTCCAACCTGCGCAGGGGTAATTGACCTTTCCGTGGGCTGTGCGCTGCCCATGCTTGGAGGTGCGCCATGAACAAATGGCATCTACGCTTTCTCCGCTTGGCCTACCTTGGCCTTATCTCCATCCTGCCCATCTACGCCCTGGCTGACTACGGCGCAAGCTCTGGCTCCGGCCTTCTGATCCGAGCCTTCGACGCAACCCACGGAGGCTCCGCCCTTTGCGCTGCGGCCAACACTCAATGCCAGGCCGTAGGTTTGGTCAACTCTGCAGGAGCCGAAATCGGCGTCTCCGGTGCCCCAGTACGAGTCGACCCAACAGGCACCACTACCCAGCCTGTATCGCAAGCGACTGGAACTAATCTTCATGCAGTGATCGATACCGGCTCGACGACTGCTGTCACGCAGGCGACTGGTACCAACCTTCACGCAGTTATCGACACTGGTTCCACCACCGCAGCCACCCAGGCCACCGCCTCGAACCTCAATGCCCAGGTCGTCGGCCCTGGCGCCACGGGTGCTGCGCTTGTTGGCAATCCTGTTCGCGTTGCTTTGAGCGATGGAACCAACACGCAGAATTGGCTTACCGCTCTTGCCCTCAATCCAACCACTGGTGTCAACGGCAACAACACTGGTGCGGTAGTTAATTATCTCTATAACGGAACTGCTTACGTGGCGGCGCCAGGTACGTTGAATGGCGCCTATGGAATCATCCGCGATGCCGCTGGCAACGCCCGAGGGGCCAACGTCAACGCCAGCAACCAGCTTTCCACTAGCGTAGACGCTAGTGTTCTACCAACTGGCGCGGCTACGTCCGCCAACCAAACCACCGAGCTTGCCTCCCTTTCTACGATCGCCACGAACACCGGCGCGGCCGTTCCTGCTGGCACCGCCCATATCGGCACAGTCGGAACTGCTCCTTATGCAGACGGCGCTGTGCCGATCACGGCGACCGCAACCGGCACCACGGCAGCCACCACTGCCACGCTCGCGGCTTCCGGTAGCGGTCTCAAGACCTATATCTGCGGATTCTCGATCCGCGCCAACGCAACGGCGGCGGTGACTAACAACGCCACGCTGACTGGCGTCGTTACCGCGACCATGAACTTCACCCAATGGACCGCGCCGAATGCGAGCGGTCTGGGCGTGACTGAAATGATCTTCTCGCCCTGCATCCCATCTAGCGCAACAAACACAGCAATCAACGTGGTATCTGGAGCACCAGGTACTGGTGGCGTTGTGTCCGTCTCGGCTTGGGGATATCAGCTCTAATGTGGCACCGCTTTACAGTCTGGGCACTTCTGCTCGCCGGAATTGTCTGCCTGACGCAGGTGCCGACCCGCGCTTATTGGCAGACTCGCGACTCGGCTTACAATAACCCACCTAGCAGCGGTGCTGGTGGATCCTGTTCGCAATCAACTGCATACTTCGCAGCCGCTACCACTCTCACCGGAGGCGAAAAGACCGCCCTCGATACGCTGATCTGCGGTCGAGTAACCAGCGGCGTCTTTGCCAAGCTTGATGTCTGGAACTTCCTGGCACTGACGAATAAGGCTGATGCCTTAATCAACATGGCACAGCCAGGTACATTCAACACCACTGAAATTAGCACTCCGACATTTACGGCCAATCGTGGATATACGGGAGTCGATGCCAGCACCACCATCGCGCTCGACACTAACTTCAACCCTTCGACGGCTGGAGGCCACTACACGCAGAACTCCGCCCACCTGGCGTTTTGGAGCAACACCAGCAACAGCCCGGCTCCCAGTAACGAAGTCGATATGGGATTGATCGATGTCGCAACGCCGGTTGCGAGTTACATATCTGCGGGCCTCTCGGCGGCGTCAGCTGGAAATTCGTCATACACGGCGAACGCCAACGCCTTTGCCAGTGGTGCGACCCCATCAGGAAACAGCCTGGGACATTTCCTTGCCAACAGGACCAATCTTACGGCAGACCTTGGATACTGGAACGCGGCTGACCAGATGATCATGGGCAAAGGTTCCGCCGCTCCAACTAACGGCAACTTCTATGTTCTTGCTTACAATGTTCCCGGCACCGGGGTTGGAGGTGGCTCGGCTCGCCAGATCATGACCTTCTCCATTGGTGGCGGCCTGTCGGGCGCAGACATTACCGACCTGTGCCATGCAACCAACGTTGCTCTTACCGCGCTAGGTGGTGTCTCAGGTGGAATATGTTGACTAAACGCAACCTATTAGCTGGCGCGAGTTTCTTAGCCATTTGGCGGGCAATTCCTTCGCTCGCTTGGACCCATGGTAATGCTGGCTCCCCACCTCCCGCAGGATTCGGCGGCAACCCCAATGTCCAGATCACAGCCATCGACGTTAGCGGTGGCATCGAGCTGTCTCGCTCCTCGGGCCAACTGCCTGCGTTCTTCCAAGCATCAGCCATGAACATCACCGCGACTGCGGTTGGTGGCATTGTGCAGCCCTACGAAGACCTTGAATACACTTGGACTCTAACTCGCGCTGGTGGCTCTGTTGCCGCCGAGAACTTCACCAATCCATCGATCTATCCCTACTCCACCGGCGGTCCGACCGTCAACGCCAACACCGACCAAACCGGCCCCGAGGCTGCATTTGTCTGCCGCGTAGCTGACACATATACCGTTACCCTGACGATTCGGGGCGCTAACGGCGCAGGCTTCACCACAGCTACCGCAACGACGACTTTCACTGCCAGCACCTTCAATGCTTCCGGTGCAGAAGTGTGGGTTGATTCTGCTGCTGCTGGCGGAGGCAGTGGAACACTCCTGTCGCCATTCAATAATCTAGGCGATGCTTTCACTGTACTTAACGCAGCGGGCTTCACCAACTGCGCGATGCATTTGAAGCGTGGGTCGCTTTTTCTCAATGGCGCTGCTGGCATTGGCAATGGCAATACTACACCGGTCAACGGTTTTCGTGTCGATGCCTATGGTGTCGGGGCCGATCCCATCCGTGAGGACAACGTAAATACATACGCCCCCATTCAATTCAGCACTGGGTCTGCAGGATCTTCCGGCGGTGTATGGTTGCAGGACATCGTCATTTCAAATGTCGTGGCTAAATGCGGACCCGGTAACACTGCGCAGATTGCCTGTGGCTTGCTTGGTCAAAATGACGACCCATTGCTGGAGGTCAATGATTTTTACTTTGACAATGTGACGGTGATTTCAACTACAACAGCGGCTTTAACTTCACAGGATGTTTTTTGCCTAACACCAAATACCGCGTTTGGGGTTCCTCTTAAAGTGCGCGCAGGTTGTTGGAATGTGAAAGTCTCAAGTCCAATTACTGGCAGTCCTCCTAACCGTATGGGCATGGACATTGCCACTTGGGAACAATGGCTATTCATCGTGGGCGGATCAATCGTTGGCTGTGGTCAAGGCGGAGCTCAGGATCATCACATCTATCCTGTTATTCAAAACAATTTCCTAGTACGATGGATGGATTTCGGCACGAGTGTGTTAAATGGTACTGGTGATCCTACGCGGTCTTATTGCATAAATGGAGATTTCAACAATCACACCACCGCTTTCAGCAACTATTCCGGCGGGCCGACTGATAGTATAATTGGCGGTGTTCTGACTATTGGCCTGGCAGCTAACTCAAGCCCGCCGTTCCAGGTCGGGATGACACTGTTCAATCCAGCTATCATCAGTCAAGTAATTGGTACGATCACGTCTCTAGGAACAGGGACAGGCGGGGCTGGAACCTATAACATCAGCAATGGATCGATTTCGATACCATTGTTTACCTGCATTGGTGTGGTGTCGACGGCCTATGCCCAATATTGGTGCATGGACAGCAACTACTTCTTTGGCACGCAATATTCCTTGGACCTGGATGATGGTTTCAACTGTGCCCTTTCGTGTCAATGGAAGAATGTGGTTGCACAAAAGAATGCAATACCTAATCTTACTCTGGGGGCATATTTCGAAACTGCGGGATGTCTTACGGCAACATTCCGGGACAATCTTGCTTGGGGAATACAAGGTCAAGGGTTTTCAAACTTTGGTATTAGTGGTGCCGTCGCAGCTACCATGGCCGCCACTTGTCGCTACCAACTTTATAGGAACAAAATATACAACGCACAAAGTGCGGTGTTCAACATCGATGGCGGAACCACCCTGACCGCAACCAGGCCTCTCGTGTTTACGGACAATCAGATTGAAGACATAAGAACAGGGAGCACTTGTTCCATTGTTGAACTGCAGTCCGCGGCAACACAGCATGCCACCTCGATCATCGATCGTAACAACTATCTGTGCCCCAACGCCACCAATGGCGGGACGAACGCTTCGCAGTTCAACAAGGACAGCGGCTCGGTGCTGACCTTCACCGCTTGGCAAGCCCTCGGCTCCAACTTCGACCCCAACTCCACCGCCACCACCGCCGCGTTCCCTACCTGGATCGACCCAGCAAATGGACACTTCACATAAAGGAGATTTTAATGGCACGTTGGAAACTAACCGAACCACACTATCTCTATGGCCGCCCGCCAGACCTCGACGAGGTTGAATGGGAGTACAAGGAAACCGATCGGGTCAACGGCCGAGAGCGGCGGAAGCGGTTCAAAGTCCCCTTCTACTTTGAAGCTGAAACTCTCGTCTGCCTTGAGGGTAAGGGGCTGGCTTCGGACTCGATCTTCGAAGGCACCCCAACCCCAGCGATGGATCCGTTGGACGCCGAGGCTGAGGCTATCTCAGCCCAGCACGCTGCGTCTTGGAAGCACCCAATCGAATCCCTCCCCGGTCAGGGCTTCAGCGCCAGCCTTCTGGGCTCGCTGGAGAAGCAACTCGCGGAGCTCACTTCCAAGATGCCGGTGCCTGCCGTGACCGTCACCGAATCCGGTGTGAGCCGTGCGGAGTTCGAAGCCCTCCAAGCCCAACTCGCCGAACTCATGATGCAGAACGCAGAGCTTCAGGCGAAGAAGCCGGAAACGCGTAGGGTCTGATGGCAGATGAAACCTCCCAGGAAGTAACCCTCGAACGCATCGCCCGCGAGATGAAGATGATCCGCGAGATGATGGTGAAGGTGATCTTCTACATCAGCGAGGCGGAGAAGGAAGTCCCGGAGAAGATCCGGCGGTTTATGAACTACATGCATGACCTTCATGATATCAAGTACATGTACGAAGAACTCGGTCACACGGTCCCAGCCCACCAACTCCGTGAGATGGAACGCTGTGACGACCGCTTCCGCCAGCTGATGACGGAGCAAAATGCCGAAGGCGGGACGTTCAATAAAGTCCGCCGCGACATGGCATCCGACCCCGAGAACCGCTGGGATCACACACGACTGCTAACCAAACCAAAGGAGAATGGTGAATGCGACAAGGATCAGGACATAACTCAATGAGCGCTGGGAAGCGTGAGCCTCGAGCCCACGCAATCTCCCCTGCGGGTGTGAGTCAAATTGGCTCGGCCATGGGCAACCACGCAACCGATACCGGAAAGATCCTCCACGGCTCCTCGATCTCCATGGACGCCGGTCGAGGCTTTGAGGCCCCGAAGGACTCGGGGAAAACCATCCACCACGGCGGAAGCCAGAGGAGGCATACATGAGTGTTAACTGGGATGCGGTGCATAAGCTGCTTTCGATTTCGGATCTGGCTCATCAGTGGCCGAGGTTGAAGGCACTGACCGATGCTGCGCAGCGTGAGCTTGAAGGCCATGCAGAAGGCGCAGCGAAGGAGAACGCCGACGCTATGGCGAAGAAGGTTGAGGAAGATGCCAAAGTCGAGGCGGCAGCTGCGGCTAAGGCTAACGCCGAAGCTAACAAAGCCAAAGCTGAGGCCGATAGGCCTAGCCCCACCCCGTTCTTCCGGCGCACCGAGGAGGCATAAATGGCTCGGGATATCCTCTCTGAATACGGCCCTGATTCCCCCAGCAACCAACGCCCCACGGCGTCGTCGGGTGGGGTAACCCAGGCCAAGCCCCTCCCCTACTCTCCACCGAAGGGCCCGTCTGGGCAAATGAGCCAGAGCGTTGGGATCGGTGGATCCAACCACGGTTGCTGCGGATCACAAGGGAAACACTAATGCCCTCCCAACTCGACTTGGACCAAGGTGGAACCTCTCGTGAGTGGGTGAATACCTACCTTGGTTCAAGCGTGGGCTGGGTGCGAATTCCAGCGAGGAACTTGCTCACAATCACTGCCGCTGGAACTTACATTCTAGACCCTAGTACAAATCTAGTTCATGTAAACGTGGCAGGGGCAGTCACAATCACCCTGCCTCCAGCGACTGATCCAGGTGTTCCAGCAGGTGCCCTTCCTGGGGGTTACGCCAAGAACTCAATTGGCATCGTCGACATCGGTGGTAATGCCGCAACGCATCCAATTACCATCCAACCTACCTCGGGTGCTGAGACTATCATGAGTCTCTCTTCGATTCAAATCTCCTCAGCCTACGGTGGCTTTATTCTTTACCCCAGCAATGCCCTTAGGGGCTGGACGAATCAGTCATGAAAAAAATCCTCCTTTCCCTCGCGATCCTGATTGGGCTGTGTGGGGCTGCCTCGGCTCAGTGCAATGGGTTGTTTCCTCCTAGCACTGTCTGCGGCAACTCCACCGCAAGCCCTGCACCGCCTAAAGCTATTCCTAGCTCTGGTGGTCTTATCACTACCACCTGCATTTTAATACCCACAGTTTGCACTGCTATTTTTGGCTATGCCGACCCGGTTTGGTATGGGGCCGATCCAACTGGCGCAGCTGACTCAGCGAGTGCTTTCAATAGTGCCTTGTCTGATAGTAGTAATGTTATATTCTCTCATCCTGGTAAATACAAATTCCTTTCGGCCATCACCTATAATATCGCTACTGGTGTGCACTCTTTGTCGATCGCCTGTTCCGGTGCCGATAACACTATCCTGTTCTGGCCAACAGGGAATGGCATAACGGTCAACTATGTATTCCATGGTAACTCATTCCACATGCGCGATTGTACCGTGTCAACAGGAGCGGCTAATAGCGGTAACGGCGTAACGTTGACGCAGACCGACTGCTTAGCCGATTTTGCTCAATCTGACTTTTACCGGGTGACGTTTCGTGGTGACGATGCCTATGCAGCGATCACTGATTATTGGAGCAATGCGATCAACATCGTCGGTGTCTCGGGAATTAATTATGATGGACTGACACTGTACGGCGGCTTCGGTTCTGGTTCTGCACAGGGAAATGGTATTAACATCGCCGGCAACCCAGTCGACTGCGGCACCACTACTGGCTATTCGATCTATCACAACATTTCAAAGAACACACTCAACAACCTGAACAACGGCATCGTGTTGGGTGGTTACACACAGGGGTTAACTCTAACCCAGAGCAACTTACAGGGCTCTAACTTTGGCATCCTTGTACCTGGCTCGTCGCCAGGGAACCTATTAGAAATGTTGGTGAGCAATAATCAGTTTGCCACTGTCAAAGACTCGATCTTGATCGGGACATCTTACAACCTTTCGACCTTCACTGGCAACCTCATCGCTCCAGGTGCCAACTTCGCGGCAATTGACATCCAGGACACCAACCAAGCGTTCACTACAATTACTGGCAATGTAATTGTTTGTGACTCGCTAACGGCTACGCACGGTATCGCTTTGCAGGGGGACGGGACCAACATCATCAGTAACCAAATTCAGTTCTGCGGTATAGGGCTAGCGATGTTAGGCAGTGCCTTCAACACCCTCGTCCAAGGCAATTTCTTCGGAGGCAACACCACTGCGATTACAGATGTAGGATCCAACAACACCATAAAGGATAATGGGGGATACAATCCAGTAGGTAGTTCGATGCTTACAGTCGGCGCCTCGCCATTTACCTATACAGCTGGAGACTCACCGGAAACTGTTTATATATTCGGTGGTGCCGTTAGCGACGTATCTGTTAGTGGATTCTTTAACTGCACTGGTACACAGAATTGTACAATAAACCTAGACCCACACGCGAGCGTGGTAGTAAACTATACCATGCTACCAGACATGGTAAAGACGGTGCATTGACCCCAGGGCTTCATGGCTCCAACCACGGCTGTTGCGGTAGCAGGGAAAGTACTAATCCATGACCACCAACCTTGACATCGCCAATCGTGCCTTACAGGTTATGGGCTCGCGCACAAACATGACCTTGGCAGAGTTCAACGCGCAGTCCTCGAACGAGGCCATCCAATGCCAGCTGATTATGTTCCAACTCCGCGACGAGCTAAACCGGATGGCCCCTTGGGACTGCGTGACGAAGTGGGCTCCGCTCACGTATATATCAACTCTCCCAGGCAACCCTGAGAATCCACAGGCAGGCGCCCCACTTTGGCAAGTTGGCCAGCCGCCGATTCCTTGGACTTATGAGTATCAGTATCCTTTCGATTGTCTTCGTGCGCGAATGATCATCCCGCAGTACACCACCCAAGCTGGAGGTGTGCCGATCTACCCGGCGGGGACTGTCACTGGTGCAGGCCAGCCTGGCTGGACCGGCCCTGCGCTCAAATTCAAAATCGCCACTGACTCTTTCTTCACTGTGCTAACCGCAGCAATCGCAAGTGGCGGTTCAGGTTACTCAGTCAACGACATTATCACCTTGCAACAACCGGTCTATAGCTTTAAGCAAAATTCTGCTCCGGTTGGCCAACCACCTTCGATCACTTCCTATACAATGGATGCCGGAGCACCTGCGCAGCTTTTAGTTTCTAGTGTTAGCGGAAGCGGCGCTGTGACTGGAGTTCTAGTCCTAGCTCAAATCATAGGCGAGTTTCCTGTTGCTACTCTCGGTCCAGGTGGTGGTAGCTACTTTTCAATTCCGGTCAACCCTGTTGCGCAAGGATCAGTGGCTGGCGTAGGAGGCAACCCAAGCGTGGGCGCTGGTGCAACCTTTAACCTAACCTTCACTCCTTTCTCAACTACCCAACGAGTAATTCTTTGTAATCAATCACAAGCCATCCTTTGTTATAACACCCAGGTTGTTGATCCTAACGTAATGGATCCTCTTTTTCAAGATGCGTGGGTACACATTCTTGCAGCGCGGCTAACCTTCCAACTCGCTGGTGATAAGGCTCTTGCAAATCAACAAATCCAACTTGCTAATAGCATGGTGATGGAAGCCCGCAAGGCTGACGGCAATGAGGGCATCACTGTCAACGATGTAACCCCTGACTTCATTCGAACCCGTGGGGGTTATGGTGTTGGGCCGAACTTTGAGTATTCTCCGAATCTTTCCTTTGACTGGGGTGCTTCTTACTCACCTTACTGAGGAACACATGGAACCTGAAATCGTAAAGAAATACCTTAAATACGAGCCTGATACAGGCGACTTTTATTGGGTAGCTAACACCAATAGTCGAGGTCCAAGCAAAATTGGACAGATTGCTGGTTGCCCAAACGCTTTGGGTTATTGGCAAATCGGCTTGCTTGGCTATAGACTATCTGGTCATAGATTAGCGTGGCTTCTGACTTATGGGTACATGCCAGAACAGATCGATCATATAAATGAGAAGCGTTGGGATAATAGAATCTCCAATTTGCGGGAATGTACTAATGCACAAAATAATGCTGCTGCTAAGAAGAATGCGTTAGGCTATGAAGTACATGGCACTAAATATCGTTCGAGGATAGAAGTGAATGGTGTAAGGCATGAATTAGGATCGTTTGAATCTGCAGAAGAAGCTACTGCGGTGTATCAAGCAGCACGTTATAATTTGCTAGGTGAGTTTGCTTAGTGGCACAGCCCTCGATCAAAACCTCCTTTGCCTCTGGTGAGTGGGCACCGAAGCTCCGCTCGCGGGTGGATATTCAAAAATACCACTCTGGTGCCGCGCTGCTGCGCAACTTCTATGTTGACTACTCCGGCGGCGGTGCCTCGACTCGGCAGGGCACGAAGTTCATCAACCAAGCCAAGTCCGCTGGCGCGAGGTTGATTCCCTTCCAGCCCTCCACAACGCTGTCGTATGTCCTTGAGTTTGGGCAGAACTACATCCGGTTCCACTCCAACGGCGCACCGATCGTCGAGACGGGCACAGCTATCACTGGAATAACCCAGGCCAACCCTGGAGTTGTGACTGACGTTGCCCATGGCTATGCTACTGGTGATTGGGTTTTGATTAGTCAAGTTGGAGGGATGACTCAACTTAACGGCAACTACTACATCGTTGTTAACACCGGGGTCAATACCTATACCCTGACCGACCTGAACGGTAACGCTATTAATACCACTGCCTTCGGTGCCTATACCAGTGGTGGCTTGGCTCATCGAGTCTATACCATCACTAGTCCATACAACACTAGCGACCTCTTTCCCAATCCTGTCACCGGCAACCCTGGGCTCAAGTGGGTACAGAACGTAACTTCACTTATTATCACCCATCCGTCATACGCCCCTGCGGTCTTGACTATCAACTCCGCGACTAGCTGGACTTTGGTGAATGCGGCTTTTGGCCCAGCTATAAGCACCCCAACCGGCCTTGCAAACGGCGCAGGGACCAACATCGGCGCTGGGACTTGGTTCTACGGCTATCGTGTCGCGGCCGTGGATATAAACGGCCAGGAAAGTGGGCCGTCGGTGGCGTTGATCCTCAGTTCTTTGTTGTACATTGGCACAACCGTTGGTACTATCCAAGTAACCTGGACAGCGGTAACCGGAGCGGCTAGCTATAACGTCTACAAAACCCTTCCAATCAATGGCTCTGTACCATCATCTGGTGCTCAATATGGTTTTGTTGGCAATGTCACAACTGCTGTTTTCAATGAAGCATATCCGGGTATCGTCGCTGACTTCTCGCAAACTCCGCCTATTATTGAGAATCCATTCATCGGCCCAGGGGTTACAAGCTATAACGTAACAGCTGCTGGGGCCTATACCACCGTTCCAGGCGTGATCGTTGCAGCACCGCCGAGTGGGCAGACCGCAACGTCTATTACATCGCTTGGGGTCACTGTCGTAGGCGCCATCACGCACGCGACTGGAAATCAAGATATTCTCACAACTGGGCCAGATCCAAACGGGTCACTGCTCACTTTTTCAAACGGAATTATACTTCGTATCACTGGTACCGCTCTTATCGGCACAGGAGGTGGGCATTCATTTTGGGAAGTTACCAGCGTTGGAGCATCCCCGGTTAGCTCTGGATCGATCACTGCTGGTTCTACTCCGACTAATCCTGTAAGCCCTGGCGGTTGTACCGCTGCTGGGTTTGTTGGGTTTAATGCTAGCGGCGGCTCCTTTGGCATCAGCTTTACCTGGGGCGTGAAGGATATCCTACCGGTCATGGGTGGGAACGGTTATGTTACTGCTCCTGCCGTGACCTTCTCTGCCGGGGCGGCCGCGGCTACAGCTGTGATTGGCCCTGCTAGCTCGGGGAATCCTGGTGTGCCAGGATTTATCCAAGAACGCCTGGCCTTTGCTGGCTCCTCGCAGGCAATTCAATCGTTCAACTTCTCCCAGCCCGGAAGCTTTTTTAACTTTAACGTCTCAAACCCATCACAAGATGACGATGCAATCTCTGGCACGATCATCTCTGAGGAGCTGAACGATATCCGTTGGCTGCTCCCAGTTCCGACTGGAATCATCGCTGGCACTGGCAAGGGTGCATGGCTGATCAATGGCGGCGGCGGCATTTCTACTCAGGTTCCGATAACCCCATCCAACGCCACCGCGCAGCCTCAGTCCTTTAACGGCGTTAATGACCTGCGCCCGATTAAGATCAACTCTGATACCCTTTATGCTACCAACAAGGGCAATTACATTCGGAGTCTGAGCTATAGCATCTATACCCAACTCTTCACCGGCTCGGACATCTCCGTCCTATCCAACCACCTCTTCTTTAACAACTACCTCCTCGATTGGGCTTGGGCTGAGGAGCCGTTCAAGACCCTGTGGGCTATCCGAGGCGATGGGCAGATGCTGTCGCTCGGATATGTAAAAGAGCAAGAGCTTGTTGGTTGGGCTCATCATGATACCAACGGTCAGTTTCAGTCAGTGTGCTCGGTGATTGAGACAGTTTCAACCGGCAATGTGGTTGATGCGATCTATTTAGTAGTTCAACGATTGGTTCAAGGCACACTAGTTCCCTACGTTGAACGCATGGCCGATCGGTATTTTACCTATGGCTACGAAGATGCTTGGAGTGTAGACTGCGCACTGCAAACTCAACCTGCGTTGTCCCCAACCAGCACCCTCCTCGGCTTTAACGACGCTAGCCAAGTCGGCAACTCAGTTACCTTCCAAGACCCAGGTGGAGCTCCCTTCACCTCTCAGATGGCCACCAATGGCTGGGTCATCCGTGCCGGAGGAGGTATCTATAAAATCGTTACCTTTACCTCCTCCGCGCAAATAACTGCCACCGTCATACGTCCTCCGACACTCATCAATTCCTATACCAACAAACCCAGCCCAGTCACAACAGGCTATACCATATGGACCCCGATTACGAGCGTGAGTGGATTGACCCAGCTGATCGGTCAGAGTGTTGTTGGTGTGGCCGATGGCGTGGCCGTAGGGCCGTATACTGTCTCAGCCTTAGGAACTGTAGCCTTGGGTCTAACAGCCACCAAGGTTACCCTAGGGTTGGCCTACCTCCCACAACTCCAGACCTTACCGCTGGACCTGGGCGAGCCAACGGTGCAGGGGAAGCGAAAGAAAATCACCGGGCTGACGTTGAGGGTGGCGGACACATTGGGCCTTCAGGTCGGCAAGACCTTCGCGACGGTTGTGGCGATGAAGGACTTCACACTCGGGAACGTCCCAACCACCTCAACGGGAGTGGCAATGGTGAGCGACCTCGTGAGTGGGGATGGTCGGACAATCATTGATCAGGAATGGGACACGGCGGGGAATTATTGTATTCAGCAAAACCTGCCCTACCCCGCGACGATCCTCGGTGCGATGCCGGAAACGACTGTGGGAGATGGAAAATGATATCGATCTCTCGGAGCAGTGACATCTCCCTGAAGGAGGTTCTCCGTCGAAGTCCGGTTGCAGGGAGGCTGAATGCAGAGAAGATCCTACGTGAGTGTGTGCATCGGAGCATCGATATCCGATACGGCTTCGTGGACGGCCAACTGGCTTGTATGTGGGGACTGATCCCGCCCACGCTGCTCTCCACCACAGCCTATCTCTGGATGCTTGCGACCGAGGTCGCAGCGCAGCATAAGTTCCTCCTCGTTCGGCACAGCCAGCGCTATATTGAGGAGGCGCTGAAAATCTACCCAACGATTGTAGGGGACGTGATGTGCGATAACCCTTCCGGCAAGCGCTGGCTGGGCTGGCTGGGAGCGGAGTTTGGCCCCACAGCGGACGGGAAGATTCCTTTTATGATCCGAAAGAAGGCCGCCCATGGCTGATCCAGTAACCGCAGGTATTGCTCTGGCATCCACTGCCGCAGGCGCAGGGATCGGTGCTCTTGGAAAGCTTCAGCAGGGTCAGTCTGAAGCAGCGATGTATAACTACCAAGCCGGGGTGGCGAGGGTTAATGCGGACATTAAAAAGCAAGATGCGAACTACGCGATCGAGTCCGGAGGGGTGCAGGCAGAACAGGCCGGGATGCGTGAGCGGGCGGTTATTGGTGCGACCAGGGCTGCGTTCGGTGCAAGCAATATCGCGGGGGCGAGTCAGGATCGCGTGATCGCGAGCGAGGTTGAGGTGGGACAGCAGAATCAGGGGATCATCGCGGCAAATGCTGCGAAGCGGGCTTATGGGTATGAGGTAGCCGCGGCTGGGGATGTGGCGTCGGCTGGGGCACTGAGCACCGCAGCTACGACCTCAAAGGAAGCTGGGACCATCGGTGCCATCTCCAGCATCATCGGTGGGGTTGGGTCGGTATCGAGTAAGTGGCTGCAAATGGGACCGGCGTTTGGGGGAGTGACCCCGCCACAGGCGACTGATCCGACATACTCGAACTATGGATTCAACGTGAGTTGATGGCTCAGGTTCCGTACCAATCCTATTCCTCCGTCGAGCCCGCTGGTGGTAGCGAACAGCTTTCCGTCTCTGCCCCGCCCGCAGCCTTTGGTGCCAATATCGGCGCTGCGCTGCAAGGCTTGGGTGCGACTACGGAACAAGTTGGTGGGGAACTCTTCACCCGCGCTATGGCGTTGCAGGACCTGCGGAACGAAACAGACGCCCGCGAAGCGCAGACGCAATACGCTGAACAGGCCTCCCTACTTCATGCGCAATACGGTGCGCTGGAAGGCAAAGCCGCAGCCGACGGCCTGCAAGGCTATATCAAAGCTCAAGCCGATCTCCGAACTCAGTTTCGTGATGGTCTTAAGACCCAATACGCCCAGCGCTACTATGATCGTGACACGCTTCCTTTCATGCAGCGGAATATCTTCTCTGCTGCTGGGCATGCGGCGGATGAGAATAAGCGAAGCGTGATTGGCACTGCGCAAGCTAACTTAGATCTCACTGCTCGAAATTGGGTAGATCCAAAAAACACATCTGAATTTGACGACAAGATCAAAGACTCGCAACGGGATATACAGACATTATCCGACACTTCAGGATGGACACCAGCGCAGCAAGCCGATGCTGCTGCGAAGCAGATCTCGAGCATTAAGCTTGGGCAGATTAAAGAGATCTCGCTCACAGACCCTTCCGCTGCAATGGATATGCTAAATGATCCCGCGGTCAAAAAGCAGCTTGGGCAAGCTAATTACGAAATAGCTTTCAAAACCGCTCAAGCACAGCTACATCAAACTGGCTCACGGGTTATATCGCAAAGCGTTAATAGTGATCTATACGAGACTCCCGATCCAACGCGGCCCGAGAAGGGATTGCAAGCACGGGTTCAGGAAGGTGTGGAGATTGCGCGGAAGAACCATCCAAATGATCCCGAGTTTCCAGATTATGTACGGAATAGAATCGAAACCGATTACAATAAACAAATGGGGGCAGTGAGAGATTTCCAATTCCAAAACAACAACACGGTCGCTGGTGCGCTTGTAGGAGCCGCTGGGACTGGAGCCCTTCCTACTAACGTAGAGGAATTGAAGGCTGTTAGCCCAAAGGTGGCAGCAGCTTGGGATCATCTCCCTGCAACAGTGCAACGCGGTTATCTAAGGCAGCTAGCGGAGAATAACAAAGGCGATAAGAGTTGGACCGTTGATGGGCTGCGGCGGTATCAGCAGATAAAGGGCATGGCCGCGGATGATCCAAGTGGGTTCCTCGACCTGCCTATCGTTGGCGAACACATCCCAATGTCTGCGCGGAAGGAGTTGATTAATCTTCAACAGAAGGTCAAGCAAAATGCAGACAGCTTTCCAGAAGTTACCAAATCAATGCAGCTACTTGAGCCATCGCTGGTCGCAGCCGGAATCATGGACGACAAAGACCAGCGTCAACAGTTCAAGGGTGCACTGTCTGATGCCTTGCGAGATTTTCATGGAGAGAATAAAAGAGACCCGAAACCTGAGGAAGTGAAACAAATGGGAATGCAGTTGATGCAGCAGCAGGCTACGGGGAATTTGTTCTTCAACCGCAACGCTCCCTTGTTCCAGGCTCCTATCCCTAGTGCGCTTCTTGAGGCCGCTAAAGAGCATTACAGAAACAGTGGCCAACCCATACCATCCGATGAGGATCTTCGCCGAGAATATGCAAGACAGCAATATCAAAAGCTTTATGGGGGCGGGTCAAAGATAAAGCCTACGACTGGTAAAGGTAATCCTCCTACCTCACCTGAAGTCCCGTTGTCACAATGAGCGAACTTGACGATCTTGTAACTGGAATAGACAGCAGACGCCAGACCGCGCAGATGTCTGCGGTTGGAGCAATCGATGACGACCCTGATAAGGCTGCGCGCGCGTTGGAGCTTGAGAAGGCTACTGGGGTTCCCAGCACTGCGATCTACGGCGACGTAGAAGGGTTTGAAGCTCAGCACAAGGCGGCGCTGGCCGGGGATATTGTAAGAAACAATCCAGTTATTGCAAGTTTTATTAACTCCCATCCGCTTGCGGCTGCAGTTTCCAACGGCGACCTTGGTCAGCTTGATGAGATTTCCCACCGATTGCACTTTCTCGGCCCAACAGCCACGGGTATCCTGAGCGCTCCTACCGACGCGGCTGAGAGTGCGGTTAAAGGATTCTACAAGTCCTTCACTGAGCAGGGTAGATTTGGTAAGGCTATCGCAGAGCAGCCTCCTGATTGGGCGAGGGACTATCCGTTCCTTTGGAACAACCTTGCTCGGCTTGCGCAGACCATTGGTGTCCTGCCTGAGGCGGTGAACCGCACCATCTCCGGAGCGCTAGAAGGTGGTGGGGCTGCGGTTGAAACCGGTGCGCAGCGAATGGGTGCGAGCCCCGAGGCCGCAGCGCAAATCAAAGAAGCTGCCCTTGGAACTGCCGAAACCCTGATGCAGATGGGTATGACGGGGGAGATCCCTCACGTCGAGCCCGGGGAAGGAGCGGTGAAGAAGGCTGCGCAGGACAGCCAAAATCGCCAGGCTGCGGAGCTTTATCGAAAGGTCAGGCCGTATCTCGAGCAGGGGGTGAAGCCTCCGATTGGGCTGGATAAGGTTATTGATGATATCTATGCCGATCAGGCGAAGCAGGATATAGGAAATCTGGGGGATGTGGTAAAGGAGATTGGAAAGAGCACCACCAAGGAGCGCGCCCCAGAGTTGCTTGAGAACTTCGTTGCGCAGCATACTGATGCGTCGGTGGATATCAGCGCTGAGGCGGTAAGGAAGCTGTATGGGGATAAGCCGCCGACTGAGGATGATGGGATCCTTGGATTCATCCCCGATCTGACAAAGCAGCTTGAGGCAGCCGAGACGTACGGTGGGGACGTAGAGGTTCCACTTTCGGCGTTCTTGGCTCGAGTTGAGCCGGATGTTTTCAAGGCGCTGCAAGATGACATTCGGTTCCGCAAGGGTGGGATGACGCTTAACGAGGCGAAGCTGGAGAAGGGTGAGGAGAAGCCAGCGCCGATTGATTCGGTGGATGCTATCCGACGGAGTGCGGGGTTGGATCCAATCGCTGCGCCAGGGCAGATGAGGTTGACGAGAGTTGAGCCGGAGGAGGGTGTTCCTGGGCACTCGTTTGATATTGAGGATCCTCAAGGAAAGCGGATCGGCGGAGCAACGATTGAGGAAAGCGAGGATGGTAAGACGCTGACCATTGGCCATGTTGCTGCGGGTACCACAGAGGGGCTACCTGGGTTCTTGGGTCAGCGTCAGTTGACTGGGCTGCTTCGGCAGTTACAAGTTGAGTTTCCCAACGCTGAGCATATCGAAGGTCTACGTGTTAGTGGCGCACGAGAGCAGCCGACGAAGGTTTCCATCCCCCTCCGCCCAACCCCGAAGCAGATCACCGACTTCCTGCGCACGGGGGAGACGCATACGGTTGGGGATTTAAAAGGGAATGCTCATAGTGTTGAGCCCCTCCATTCCACAACCCTAGGAGAAGTTCTCCCCAAATCCGCGATCGAGTACACCACCGACAGTCCGATTATAAAGCACTTTGGGGAGACGATTACCCGCCTCGCCAAGGACGTACCGCTGCATGTTATCTCCATGGCGGATATGGAGCGGACTCTTGGAAAGGGCTACGCTGGGTTTCACCAGCTTCGTGGGGATGGGAGCAGCCATATCTATGTTCGGGATGATGTGACCGGCTGGCCCCCTGAGGTGGCGTTGCATGTGCTGATGCACGAAGGCAGCCATGCTATTACGGTTGCGCAGATTGAGAAGTTCCCAGAGATCCGGGCTAAGATTCAGTCGTTGATGAACCATGTAAAGACCCAGCTGCCACCGGAGTGGCTAGAGGAGCACGGCTACGCCTTCAAGAACGTCAAGGAGTTCATAGCGGAGGCAATGTCGAAGGAGAGCCTTCAGGAGGATCTGAAGTCCATCCCCATCCCAAGGGAACTCGTTAACGACCTTGGCACCGGTACCGCCTGGGAAGCGGTGAAGAATATTGTCAAGGACCTTTGGGAGTGGCTGCTGACTGGGAGAGTTGTGCCGAAGACTGCCATAGATGCGATCTTCAGCCTAAGCAAGGACATCGAGGCGCTGAGGGCGGAGGTGAAAGGGAAGGTTTCGACGGATGCGATTAAGGATACCCAACTCGAGCTTCCTGGGCTCACCCGGATGGAGGATCGAGAGGCATTCGATAAAGCCTCCGATGCGGGGATGAAGGTTAAGGAGTATCGGCAGTATCAGGAGAAGATCCGGCAGCAGGCGGAAGAAGATATGGAGAAGTTCCGTCTGGATGCGGAGAAGAAGGAGAGGCTGAGGCAGACGACTGAATGGAAGACTATGGAGGCCCAGGTTAAGAAGGAGGTGAGGGAGCGCCTGCTTGGGCGGCCGGATATTGCAGCGGATAGTCTGTTTAGGGAAGGGTCGTATTTGGGGGATAAGCTTCCTGGGCGGGTCCGGCTGGATAGTGATAAACTCAGCGCCGAGCAAAAGGCTGGGCTGCCGGAGGACTATCTTAAGCCTGGAGGGATGAATCCTGACGACGCTGCGACTCAGCTTGGGTACCCCACCGCGCAGTTGATGTTGGATGGTTTGAAGCAGCTTCACGCTGAGCGTGGGAAGCTTGGGCCTAGGGAGCACCTTAATAAAATCGTGGAGAAGATCACGCAGGATAGGATGGGGCGGGAGTTTGGGGATCTGGAGCAGCAGATCCTTGAGGAGGCAAAGGACCACGTAGTATCCCAAACTCAGCTTGACATTCTGCATCAAGAAACAATTGCCCTGGCAAAGAATACCGATGAGCTTCCCTTCACAAAAGCCAAGCTCAAGGAGGGGGTGAAGAGGGTGTTTGCGGAAACCCCAATTTCGGCGCACAGTGTGGATAAGTACCTTGCCGCCGCAGGCCGAGCAGGGCGGGCTACGGAGCTTGCCTTGCTTGATGGGGACTTTAAGGAGGCCTTCAAATTTAAGCAGCAGCAGTATATCTCCATGCTGATGGCGAACGAAGCCAAGGCTTACGAAAAGCTGCGGAAGGCAACGGATAAGATCACCGATCGGATAGCTAGTCCTAAGTACAACGGGATGGATAAGAACTACCTTGCGCATCTGCGGGATATCGTAGGCAACGCTGGGCTGAAGACGGGGAAGTCTATTCAAGGCCTCGAGGACGACGTCAGGGCTGCCAAGCCGCTTGCGCAGTTCGTTGAGAGCGAATCGAATATGAAGGCAATGCAGATACTGCTGCCTGATTGGATTTACGCTGGAGAAAAGATCCCTCTGGATAAGATGACCTATGAGCAATTCAAAGGGTTTTCGGACGCGGTGATGCAGCTGTATAAGCTTGGGAGGGAGGATAAGGTATACACGACTAGGGCTGGGAAGGTTGCCCTGCGAGAGGTTATAGAGAACCAAGCCATTCCACAGTTGGCAAAGCAGGGAGAGACGGGAACGCCATATAATGTGCAGGGGATTGGGAAGCTAACGGGCGCGGTGAAGGACATAGTTTATGGAAAGCTGATTCAGAATTTCTCGGTGTTCAACCGCTGGGACCTGGGCGACAAGCATGGGTTCTTTAATATGAACGTGGTCTATCCGGCCATGTCGGCAGCGTCGGAGCTTTCAGCGAGAATTAAGGAGTACGGATCGAAGCTAGATGAGGCGTTTAAGGGGATCAAGGATGTCAATCTCAAGGCACCCCTACCGGATCTATTGAAGCGAGCGTCTCGGGATGAAATGGTCAACATGACCATGGAGAACCTACAGCGGATTATCATGGACATGGGTAATCCGAATAACATGGATAAGTTTGTTCGTGGCTGGAAGGTGGATAAGGATCAACTGTGGGCGTATTTGAAAGAGCACTCCACCAAGGAGATGTGGGACACCTGGCAGAAGGTGGGGGATATTAATAAAGAAGCCTTCTCCGATTTGCGGGAGATGATCCGTGATCAGAACGGTGTGGTGCCGGACCTAGTCGAATTGCACCCGTTCGAGGACCCCCACGGTGTGATGCGTGAGGGGTGGTATTCCCCGATGATTTATGATCAAAAGGAGCTTGGGACTAGCCGGGCTGCGGAGGGGCTGTCAGCGATCAACCCAGAGAGCCTGGGTGGGTTATTCGATACCGGGTACTTTAAGTCCACCACCGCTACGGGATCGGAAATCCGACGCACGTCTTACGCAGCGCCAACGGATTTAACCTTGAACCGCCTGCCGCAGAGGATGTCGCAGATTCTATATGACACCTCCTTCCGGCCGTTTGTGATCAACTTCGGCAAGATGCTCCGAGACACCGAGTTCCGGCATGCGATAGAACGTCATTCCGGCGAAGCTGTGCTGCATATGATGGACGATTGGCTGAGGGATATCATCGGTGGCGGGAAGGGGGTGAGTACGGTTTCGGATTCGGCGCTCGGGCAAATTTCGGAATATTTTCGCCGAAGCATGATTGGTTCACTTATTGGACTGAATGTGCATACTGCGGAGAAGCATGGACTGACAGCGGCAGTTAACTCGATCGCGGAGGTAGGGCCTGTGAACTTCTCTAGAGAAGTTAAAACGCTATTCGCTACTTCCCCTGATGGGTTTACAAGCAATTTTGAGTTTGCCATACGCAAAAGCCTGGAGCTCCAGAGGAGATTCCAAACCATTCGTGAAACCCTTGGTGGGCGGTGGGAGGGGTTGGAATTCAAGAACAAAGGCTTCTGGGCAGCGCGGGAGTGGATGCTAGAGAAGGGTGGGTTCTTGGTTGGCTGGTCGGATATGATGTCATCTGTGCCAAGTTGGCTAGCAGAGTACAAGAAGCAGATGGCAGAGCTTGGGGAGAAGTTTCCGAACAAGCTGCCGGATGAGTATGAGGGAACCGCGATTGAGATTGCGAACTCCATCGTGCTCCGTGCGCATGGCTCGACTGCCATCACCGCTCGGCCAGGAGTTATGCGTGGGGGGCCTATGTCGAGGCTGTTTACATCGCTGTATTCCGTGTTTAATCAAATGCTCCAGCGCCAGTTTGAAGCGTATTGGAGAACCAAATACGCGAAGGATAATTACAAGGAACTAGAATATGGTGAACTTCGAGGGCATATTGGGAAGGCAGCGTTGCTAATAGCCACCTCATCTCTATGGCCAGTGATGGTTGAGCACATGGTCACTCCTGATTCAGATAGAAAGAAGAAACAAAGTTGGTTGGCTGCGACTGGAGAATTTCTTGCTGAGGCTGGGACACTTGGGATTCCAGTTGCCCGAGAACTGGTTCATGGGTATATAACTTCCGGTGAAATTGGGGCGGGGATGTTGGATACAGAACTGAAAACGGTCGCATCGGGGTTGATGGATCTCAATAAAGGGGCAAAGATGATGGACAAAGAGCAGGGTGGAAAGACGATTAAGGGGATTACTAATATCATTGGACTTGGAACAGGCCTACCTGGGGCAGCGGGGAATATCCTGGAGGCGGGCTGGAATGCGATGCAGGGATCGAAGCAGGCTCCAAGGTCACCTGCGGAGACATACCGAGCGTTGACGACAGGCAAGGCGATTGGCCAGCCGGATATAATCCAGCGTGGTATTGAAACGGTAACAAAGGAAGGTAGACGGAAATGATTACACCCGAAGTCACAGAAGCTGGATATCGCAACCTCTGGAATGCGTGCGTTACCAAGCCAGAGAAGGCCGCAGCTGCAGCTGCATTGGCGGATAAAATCGTTTCGAACAAAGCGAGGTATCAAACTGTCGAAGCTCAAACAGAGGTACCGTGGTTTGTCATCGGCTGCTGGCACTACCGCGAGGCGAACTTTGATTTCGATACCTTCCTCGGCAACGGCCAGCCACTCAACCAAGTAACCACGCAAGTCCCTGCAGGTCTGGGTCCTTGGGATTCCTGGGAAGCGGGAGCGGTTGAGGCACTTAAGAAGTACCGCAATCCACTGCCTTGGACGGTTGAGTTTTGTCTATACAACTCAGAGGCGTATAATGGCTTTGGGTACTTTAGTAAAAACATCAACTCCCCTTATATTTGGTCGTGGACGAATCAATACACCAGCGGGAAGTTCACCGCCGATCATGTCTTCAGTCCAGGTGCAGTGGATGTTCAATGTGGGTGCGCCGCCATATTGAAAGCTTTGGAGCACAGTGGCGCTATCGCGTTTAAGGAGACTAAGATGCCTGATGTACCTATAGTTCCCACCGTAGTAGTCACCCACCCTGCCACGGGGCAGCAATTCACTCTCCCGCAGATCAACATAGCTGAGATTCAAAGCGCACTGAAAACCATAGGAACCATTCTACCGATTGCGGCGACGTTCTTCCCTCCGCTTAGGGCTATCGTGCCGTTATTGCCTATCCTGGATGGGCTGTTGCAGGCGGTCTTGGAAGCCCAGGCTGGTGGGAATATTCCGGCTATCATTGCTAAGCAACTCGAAACCATCGCGGCTCAGATTAAAGCGTCGTTTCCAGCGCGGACCGGAGGGTAAAGATGTATACCACCTTTGATAAAGCCATCGTTGCTGCGATTATGGGCGCGATACAACTTGCTAATATCCTCGGCTTCCACTTCGGTGTGGATGAACATACCATAACCAGTATTGTTACCATGGTCACTCCAGTTCTCGTTTGGGTCTTTCCTAACTTAGCGGTGAAAGATGGTGCCTAAATGGCCCAAATTGGTTGGGACTTCTTATTAAGGAGTCTACAAATGGCAGCAATGGGAATGGGAAGTATGGCTGCAATTGTCGCAGCGTGGCTGGCCTTGGGGCTGCCCACGCCTGCATCAAAAGAGTGGGTTAGAGAGCAGCTTGATGTGTTCAAGGCAGCTGATATAAAGACGATAGAAGCGCTCCACGCTGTGCAGCTTGATGTTCTCCTCAATCGACGGGACAGCGTAGCTCAGGATATCTTCGCACAGGAGCAGGCGTTGAAGAAGGCACCTGACGATGCTGATTCTGCGCGGAGGCTGCGGATGCTGAAGGATCAGCTGGAAGTTTTGACTCAGCAAATCACCCAGCTACGGCAACATATTAACGGAGATTGACTATGCAAAACCTTGGACTAATCCTCCTCGTCTTCGCCTTCGTCTTCGCCTGCATCGCTGCGCGCTGGAGCCCACTCGGCCCGGTGCATGTGGGCTGGCTGGCGGTGGCATGTTGGATTGCAAGTGAGTTGATCGGCGGACTCGGGCGGGTTATACACTAACCTCTCGGTTCATCGCGATCCACCGTGGCTCCTTCGTTGTCTTATCGTGCCCAGCGCGCTTGATATACCCTCCAATCTCAAGCGCTTCGAAGAAGGCTTTATATTGCATTGGGGATACCCGTTGGAGGACGAAGTTCTTTACTTTGGATTCGGGTATCCCTAAGCCAGCGATATCCAATTGCTTAATAAAATAATGCACCTCCTCCATTACCTTCGATTCCACCGACCTCGGCCCCTCAGCAAATATCCTCGGCATAGCGTGCTCCACTTCAATCAACCAACCGAGCGCTCGGTTGAAGTCTTCGACCGCGATGACAAGACTATTCCCCCGATCAACCGACGACACCATCGACAGCTTGAGCAGGTGCGGGTACCTGCGCCCAAGATAATGCTCCAGCCGTTTGTGTGAGGGGACGGGGGGCTCACCAGCCTCGATCCAGTTTTCAAAAGCTGCAAGTGCTTTTTCATCGACGCTGAACTCCCCTATGAGTGAGTTGATGATTTTCAGATCATGGATTAGGTCATCGGGTTTCTTTTGGTCATCGAAGGTAAATCGCACTCGCTTTTTGATTTTCTCATCGGAGTAAACCAGGATCATCCTCGAGGTGAACCCCTGTGACCAAGCCTCTTCAGGTATAAATCCAAACAAATGTGAAGGTGTTGTTCCGCCCAGGATAGAAAGTTGGGGTCGCTTAATTTCGATTCTGAGATCCCCAGTTCGTCTTTGCTCTCTATACGGGTGGTTAACGTCATAGAATGTTGTGAGTCCAGCGATGAGACTGAGATCGTAAGTTGACATGAGGACTTGGAGATCATCGGGCACCAGCGTCATTGAGTTGTAAAACACAGTAGGCCCTGGGACCTGGGTGTACTTGCGCTCGCATTCCTTGAGGGAGTCGACTAGGGCCGCCATCGTTACAGAAGTAGGCGCAAAAGGAAAATCAGTAAGAGTACCCAAAAGAGACCTAGCAACTCCAATAGTCCGACTCTTTCCCACGGCAGGAGGGCCGACCAGTAGCGTGTAAAGATTTGGATAAAGCGGGGCGGGAGATTTAAGCCACACTTTTTGCTCCAGGCACGCAGCAACCGCGGTAATTCCGCACCATTTTCTATAAATCGCACAGCTTTCCGCCTCCTCCTCGGCGTAGTTAACGAACCGGTCGATCCATGAGGTTAACTTGCGGCGTCCGCTTCCGTTTGTCCCCGCCTTTGAATTCTTTAAGCCCATCTGGATTGTCCTTCGAGTCGTAGACCCCAAAATTCCAGCCGGTTTTGCAGCCGTAGGGGATGTTGAATTGGCGACCTCCTTCGAGTTCAATCGGGTAGCGCAGCTGGGAAATGACCTTGGGGAGGATTTCATCTTCCTCCTTCTCGGGGTATTGGAATAGGATTGCGTCGTGGATTTGCATCAGGAGTTGGCAGTTGTTCTCCCGCCAGACGTTTAGCATTCCGCGGTTGAGGATGTCCCCCAGGGCCTGGCCTTGGAAAGCCACCGCCTCGCGGAAGGTGGAGTCGTCATCCTTTCGGCCCCAGAAATACCGCTTGCGCCCCGTGAGGGAGACGAGGTAGCCGAAGTCACGAAGCTGGTCCTTGGTCCAGTTGTGCCATTCGTGGTGCGCTGGGAAGGCACCGAAGTACTTCGGCTGAAAGTCCTCGATCAGCTCAATATCTACTTTAGCTTGGGTGGCCAATGTTCTTGGCTTGCCTCCGTAGTTACTACCGTGTCCAATCTTTTTACACATAAACCGTCTGTCATAATGACGGTAGTAGGGTCGCTCAGCCAGCTTTCGATCAACCCTAGGATCACCTGACCAGGCAAGACGTGGCCAGACGAGTTTGGCGACGTTCGTGTGGAGATCTCCACCTTCACATGCATCGAGATAGGTGCCGATCTGGAATAGATTCCATTCAATCGCTCCGACAACCCTTGACTCACCTTGTTCCGCATCTGCGTACCCCATTTTCATCCCTCGGTCGGCGATAAAAATTGACCGAAGCGCCTCTTCGATATTCTGCAAGTTCGTCCCTGTCCCAAACTCACTATAGGACGAGGATAGTCTTCCAGTAGTTGTGCCTCCGATGTTGTAGGAAGTTCGCATTCGACCATCAGGGTCAATCTCAGTCTTGAGAACCGATACTTTCTTTGCCAGATCACGCATTGCTTTAATGTGCTGTATAATCGCCCAGGCGATCGGGTAGCACTCAATCCTTTCAAGAGCCCCGCGATTGACCGTAGGCCTGCCTTTCCATCGTACAGGGGGAATTCTAAGACGATCATAGAAGAGCTCCTGGAGTTGGGTAGGGCTGCGCCAGTTGAAGCCAAAGATTCCACAGGCGTTGCGGACGATGGCTTCGAGGGAGGTTTCGAAGATGTCGAGCTTGTCGAGGTATTCGTCGATGACCTCAGCTTTCCTGTGTTGGTCGACCAGTACTCCTCGGAGCCGCATTTCAAGCACAGGACCTTGTAGTTCGCGTGAAAAGGTGTATGTGGCAGTGGTGTGATTGTCAAGCTGGGGCTCGAGCACGCTGAGCACCTCTGCGGTGATCGCACAGTCCAGGCCATTGTATACCATCTCCTTTTCCCAATTAGACAGGGTTTGCGGATCAGTGATGGAGGTGTCGATGATTTTCATTCGTCCTTCTTAATGGTTTCATGCTTCGCGCGCATGTGTTTCCATGGGCCTTCATCGCAATAGAGCGAGCCAAGAAACCCTAGGCCTTTGAGGGACTCCGGCTGGAGGGAGTGATGGAGCAGCATGGTATCATCCGTCGCATTCATCACCCTAATCCCCATCGCTCGCCAAAGGAAAGCTATGTCATAGAGCCCATTTTGGAAGAGCTTAGTGATCGATGCTCTCTCAAGAACGCCCTTGACGTATGCCCAAGCGTCCCTTTCAAGTTGTTCAGTGTCCCAATAACTTCTTCCCTTCTTTCGGGTGTCAAAAAATGGAATGACGATAGCAACACCTGGCGTGGGTGCGAAACCAATACACGTAATTTGCGATCCTGCTGTTTCAATATCGACAGACAATCGAACAGTTCCTGCCAGGTAGGTTCGGTCGAATTCATATAGGTCCTCCAGGGTTGGTTCGATCCAGATTTCCCGCTTTGGTCGGCGGAGGTCAGGGAACGCTGATTCCCTCGCGGCTTTGTGAAGGTCACTCACCACCACCGGGCGTAGGGACCAGTCTCGGAGCACCGCTGCGGGGTGATAGGTGGAGAGGACCTTGAAGCCGGATACGGTGTGGGTGGAGAGCTCTGTGGTGCCGCGGAATTTTGAGATAGCCGTGCGCCCGAGCAGCGCCCACATGGCGGTGTTGCCCAGGGCGATGATGACGTTCGGGTCGGCTTCGAGGAGTTCATCACCGAGGCGAAGGAGTTCGGGTTCGTACTTCTTGTGAAGGTACTTTCCCTTGAGAAGGGCCGTGTAGCCCGATAGGGCATAAGGCTTCGGCCCGCAGAGGGTTTCAACCCGATTCCCCTTGGGACGGAGGTTAAAGACGTTGGTAACCAGGCAGTCCGCCCGGTTGATTCCAACTTCGTTCAGCATCTTGGTCAGGTGGTAGCCTGAGGCACCGATAAAGGGGGTGCGTTCCTTTTCCTCCTCGGCTCCCCAGGCTTCACCGACTATCGCGATGTTAGTCACGTGGCACCAGATTGTAGTGAGACCAAAATGCGTATGTAAGCTTTGCTGATAGATCTAAAGCCTGTGGTAAGTGAAGATGATAATAAATATTCTTTCCATTAACAACAAGAGTAAGTTCGATACGACCATCGATCATTTGATTAACAACCAAACTTTGAACGTCCATTCTTCCCTCCATGAAAATGGGAGGAGCCGAAGCCCCTCCCGAGTTGATCTTCACTCCACCGGCGCTGTGGATTTCACATTCGCGTACGTCGCTTCGCCGTCGTCCGAGGAGGTGTGGTTGATGTTCACAATGAACTCCTGCCCCACAGCTTCCTCAGCCATGTCATTCCGCGACTTGCCTTTCTCCAGCACGCCGAGGTCTTCGTAGAACTTATCCAGCCGCCAGATGGCATCCGGCGTGGTGTAGAAGGTCAGGCCGTTACGAGGCAGAGCGGTGCCACGGAGGGAACGGGCAGAGCCATCCTCTCGCGCTGCCCACTCTCCGAGGTCGTCTTCATCAACATCATCCTGTGCCTCGATGAACTCCCCAGCGAAGCGGATGAAGGGGGTGCCTTTCTTTTCTGAGTTCCCCCGCTCCGGCTGCCCAACGATCTTGGCGAGGTAGGACCCCACCGGGACCGGCTTTGGGCGATCGACCTTTCCAGAGGATTCGGCTTCGAGGATATCTGCGAGTTTAGGTTGGGCCATGGACTATACCTTTCTGAGTTTTGGTTTCACGACTTGTGGACGTAGGGTGGCAAAGAACCTCGCCAATCCATCTTCGATATCGAGGGTTTTCTCCATCTCGAAGGGTTTTGGATTCGCAAGGTCGAACATACTCGACGCGACGGTTTCGATTACACGTTTTCCTCCTGACTTGGTTACAAAGCGAATGACCGAGTTGAAGTACCTCGGAATGGCGGGGGACAGAGCGCTGCCAACGGAGACTGGATAGCCCTTGGTTGCGCCCTCGAT